ATGAAAAAATTAGCTGTAACAGTTTTTATTACTGCAACTCTGGGGCTTGTTTTAGCAGGTGCTACAGGATTCTTAAATGAAACATTCCACACAGACAACACAATCAACTTACTTGCATCAAGGGGAGCGGGTTCATAACCACACAAAACAAAAATACAGAGAGACTTACAGTCTCTCTGTAGCCATCTGTATTCACTTCTGTAAGAAACATGCTCTTAAGGATCTCAATAAATACAGCACATTTGTTAATTGACTTAATCATGACATGTTTTCTTTAAGAAGTTGGCTGTTCCTAATTAATTGTAATGCGTTACATTCTTTTTTAGATTGACCAAAAGTATGTAATGCATTACAATTATTCTTGAATTTCACTTTGGGAACTGCTCAAAATGCAACCATCACCGAAGACTGCAATTGACAAAAAGTATACCATTGACTATAATAAATGGTGAAGCAACAACACAATAAAACTGCATAATAATGTTATATTAGTTAGATTAATGAAATGCATTACATCTTAGCATGGAACATAAGCCATTTTATTAAGCAAAAGTATTGCAAATTAGTTTTATTTTATGAAAAAATGCATAAAATAAAAAAGACCCGACTGCTGGGAACAGTCGAGTCAATCGCACAAAGCAGGCCAATAGCGGCCAAAGCTCTTTTGTGTCTTTTCTATTGAAATAGACTACCCCTGTAACTTTCCAGGTCTCAAGGGTGGTCTATTTCTTTTTTAGATATGTCAACAATGCCAGAATGAACATTCCAAACATAAACATCAAAGTTAAACTCTGATAAGTTGACATTTTTCTCACCCCCTTTCTATCGGGAGTGAGCCAGACCGCCCTTGAGTGAGCCGCTTTGTACAGCATTTAGTATACCATATAACTGGGTTTTTGGGAAAATTTTATTATCTAGAGGTAAAATTTGTTGGCTGAACCGAAATGTTACCTCTAGATAATAAAAAAGAAGAGGGGGAAAGTCCCCTCTATGCTGAGTTACATTTGTTTTAAAAAATCTCTAATCACCTGCAACAAAACCGTTGCGTCCTCTTTGTTCATATCCATAACCTGTTCAGTTGCTATCCCATCGTTAACTTCAAATTTTAAAATAGGCTCCATCAACGTATTTGTTGATGTTTGAGTTGCATTATTCTCTGTATTCGAATTATCAGGAGAAGCAGCATCATCATCTGAAACCACAGGAGGAATAACAAGACGAAGCGTTATAAATTTATCTTCACCAGTGTCAATTTTGACTTCCGAAAAATTTGAAGGATAGGGGGAGTATGTAATTGTTGTTTTCATCAAATCAACCCTTTACGATTATTCTCTTGGTTTTTCATAATCCATTGCTTGTTCGCTGTCAGAGATACCTTTAGTTGTTGGATCAACGATAATGCCCATTGCAGTCAAAAACGCAAGGAAGGCATTAAATTTCTCCGTAAGGTCATTGCCAAATGCAGTCAAATCATATCCAAATGCTGCAGCGATTGATTGAACAAATAAAAGTGTTGCGGAGAAAATTGCTACAAGGAATGTTTTCTTTTTAAGTCTTACTTTCCAGTTGATTTTAGTCATAATATCAATCTCCTTTTCTTATTTAAGTCCAAAATGTATAAGCAACCATGCACCGACTAATGTTGCAATCACGGTTGGCAAAACTTTGTACATAAGATCTTTACCGAACTGACCTGGGTCGATTTTTCTATTGGAATCTGATTGCTCAAGAATGCCCACTCGATTATCGAGCTTTTCATATGATTTACTTAAATTTTTTAAGCTGTTATTCATCTCAGTCAATGTGACAAATTGTTCTCGCGATTGTTTTTGGGTATCTTTGTTTATTTCGATTTGTTGTTCCATAAGAGTTGTTAGTCGGCTCATGTCTTCAGTTCTTGCTTCTAAATTTGTAATTTTTTCTTGATGATTTTTCATTTTTTCTTCTAATACACTTAATCGTGTATTTACATCTACTTCTGCCACAAATTCAACCGTCCTTTATCCTTAATAAAGAAGGTGTACGTCATCCCACGTTGTTCACCTCCAAAAGAAATAGAGGATATTCATTGATAAATTTAGATCAACAAATATCCTTAAAGATATTTAAAAATCAATTAGACTCTTGTACCAAACTGACCTGAAACATAACCGCGTCTGCCATTGTAAATGACTTCCCAATAGCCTTTAGGGTTATTTTTCCCTTTCACTGATCCAGAAATGTCAATTTTGCTGCCAAGTTTAACTGTTCCGATATTCTTTGAGTTGTTACGATCAGGTTTGTCCATGACAATTGCAGCATTTGACACTCCAACAATTTTAATTTTCCCTACAGATTTAATGGAAGAAGATCGAGAGCTAGATTTTGTTGCTGTTGATTTAGAAGGGGAGGAGGCAGTCTTCACATTGCCTGAAAGTTCAACATATTTATCAGATGCAGTAATGTAATATGTTGCTCCTTTAGAGTTTTTAACTTTGTACTGATAAGCACTTCCAACCTTAACTTTTTCAACAACAGTAGGGAAACCATAGCCTTTATTCACTGTACCAACAACATCTCTGTCTTCCCAAGAAGGTTTAGAATAAAAGCGAAGACCATTAACTTTTGATTTCAGGGAGCCACTTGCAGCAGTAGAGGAGGAAGAACCTTTACTAGAGGGAGCTGTAGAATTTGAAACAGTTTTGTTTCCGAGCAGTCCATCAACTTTTTTGCGAAATGCTGCCAGCTTGCTTGAGTCACTTACCCAAGGAGCAGGGCAGCTTTTATTTGTGACATCGTAATGACGGACGATTTTATCTGTAGACAATTTGAATCTTTTACAAAGATCAGCAACCAATTCAGCAGCATTCTGCACAGTTTCATCATGAATGGTGCCGTTTTTCTCCACGCACATTTCAACGGAAATCGATGTTTGGTTCGCATTCGGCTTCAGGAAGCTCACAAAGCAGCGGTTTTGATCGTGTGCATGATAAGCCATTTCATTTTCAGGAATAATATATTGCGCTTCATTTCTATCTACAAAGTAATGAGCAGAAGCATAACGTTTGTCAGCAATACATGTACCATTGAAATAATTTCGCTCATTTAACGCACTAGCTCCTGGAGTTGCAGTCCAGTGCATTACAATTCCTTTAACGCCAGAAAGCTTTAGACCTGGACGAGTGTATTGATTGACTTTCACAAAATTTTTTACGACTTTAACCAAATTAAATCACTCCTGTTTGTTTTTGAGCATTAAAAAAGAGACTGGCTGTTTACCAATCTCTCTCGTTCTCACATATGCTCTTGTTTTCTCTGTTTTGCTAATATGTAATTTGAATGAAATCTAAATTTTATTTAGAATTGAATCACCTCCTTTAAGACTTTTTCAGTTTTGCAATTTCATCTTCTAACGTTTTTGTTCTCTCAAGTAACTCCAGTAATTCTTTTACGGTAATGACAGTTTTCCCATCACTTACACCAGTTGTGTAGATGTCTTCCCATTTGTCTTTCTTTTTGTTGTAGAAGCTTAATGTATTCATCTGAACCTCCAATCAAGGCTTATCTTATAAAACAAATTGCGACTCCGTATCCATCTTTTTTAGAGTATGGTTTTGTAGTCTCCATAACTCTCCAAGTGGAGTTCTCTGATTTTGTAGCTATTCCGTTATTTGCTTCAATGCAATCTCCAACTTCGACAGTTCCATCAATGCGAATATACACTTGTCCAACTAGACCTACGATATTCCATTCAGGTCTTTGTTCTCTTGGTATGTAATCTTTTTTTGATTTCCATTCAGGGTTTTCAACAGGCATTTTGACGTATTCGCCTGTTTTTTCATCAAGAACATCTTCATAAATAAGACCGCCGAACTCATTTTTTAAATAACGATCTTTCCAATAAACCTCAGCGCTACCAAGTACAGTTCCTGCTGTTTCAGATATAACGCCGAGCATAAATTCAGATTTTTGAGCTGGCCTTATTTTATTCTTTTCAAGGGTAACGATGGTTCCAGAAGGTATGCTTTTGCCATCAAGGCTTTCAAAATACTCCGCGTAGTCACTGAATGTTGCTCCACCATTGATCTTCCCTGTGGCGGAAATGTCACCATTCATAGAGTTAAGCATCCACTTTATATTTGAACGTGAAGGGGTTTCTCCATATCCACCAACAACCATATAGCGATCATTTGCTCCGAGCTTAACCCCACCAGAAGACAGGATGGTTCTTGAGACATTCTCACCTTCAATATGGGAATCATTCGAAGACATGACTGTGCTACGTGAGCCACTAACAGAGCTTCCGCCAGATGAAGAATAAACCCCTGTTCGAACTCCTTTAGCCTTTGCTCCCCCAGTTGTTCCAATAACTGCAGATGCTTCTCCAGTAACTTCTGGCGTACCTGAAGAAGCAGCGATAAAACCCGTCGATGTTTTAGCATGTCCAGAAGTAGTAGCTGCTCTTGTTCCACCTTTCAGATTGTTCGGAACAAATGAGTAGTCATAGCCAGCAATTGTTGAAGCTTTGCCATACTTTTCAGCAGTGACTCCCAAAATGTAGGCTTGAGAATTCGAGCAGTAAACACCAACACTATCTTTCCGGCCATATCCGATTAAGCTTGCGTTTGTTAATTTGACATTTTCTGTTTTGCTGCCAATCCTAACGCCAACTCTCGCTGATTCAAAAGAATTGATATTGCTCATATTTACGTTGTCAGATTTTTGACCTCCTCCAATCACGTAAATATCTGCTTCAGCCGTCTTAAAACCAGAAACGGAAATATTATTTAAATTAATGTTTCTAGACTTAAACTGAGTTGCGATTGCGGGGTTTCCTTTGTAGTCATAAGAGGGGTCTCCAATTGCTGTAAAGTTGTTTACATTTACGTTGCGAAATGCGGAGATAACCAGAGCTCTAGGGGATAGTCCTTCATACAAGCTGTTGAAAATAGGGTTAAGTACTCTACAATTTGTAACACTAACGTTAAAAGCACTTTTTGAAACTGGATCTGAAGCGCGGTGGAATCCAATGTGTCTGAAGTCAAAACCCCGAATATCATTCTCAGAAGAACAATTTACAAAATGAACATCTTGGGCTGCAGGTGCTAAAGCGTGCGCTTTTACTTCAAAACCTCTGCAATTTTTTCTACTATGACAGTTTATAAGCCATGCATGTTTAGAACCATCATCGATTTCAAAACCATTTGTGTTACTGCCTCCAGCACGGTGAGCCGAGCCATTTCCGTCATATGAGTAACAATTTGAGATGAAAATATAATCAGAAAAGTGAGTTGTAAATCCATCATCTCCAAAGTTCCAAGCTGTACAATTGTCGATCCAAACGTATTTGGAACCTTTAGGTTGATAGTATTCAGCACCGTCTGAAGAAGAGTTGTACTTTGGAGAGGTGATATCAAAACCATGAAGACCAGCGTCTTTGGCGTGAACTTTATTAATCCAAACAAATTGGCTATTAGTGATGTTTACACAGCTTGCGTTTGGCCCCGATCCAATTTTGTTGTTCTTTTTGTTTAGGTTCCAATCAACAAGGAGATTTTCGATCTGAATATATGAGTTACCGTTCGTGTAATCTTTGTTTGTGATGACATGTGCTGTAGGATCGGCGTCAGGATGAAGTTTAATTACTGACTTCATGCCATTACCATAAAGTTTTGTGAGAGAGGGAAGTTTAACTCCTTTGACCATGTATGTGCCATCAGGAACGTAAATACTTGAAAATCCACTTCCTATAGCTTTCTCAAATGCAGCGGTATCGTCAGTTACTCCGTCTCCTTTTGCTCCAAAATCTTTAACATTAACACTTCTCATATTGAATTCATTAATGATTTTATCAACCAGGGTGTCACCAATAACCTTAAACTTTGATACATCACCAATAATCTTTTCGACGTTGCTGATCTTATCCGAAACATTGGTGATTTCTTTTTGAAATTCAATTTTGACATTGATGATATCTTGTTTAACGTCACCGATATTACTCAATACTTCTTTAAATTTTTCTGTAATCATTGGGGCTGTCCATCTTTCCCCATCTGAACTTATTGCTTCAAGTTCAATAGAGACCCACTTTTTCAAAAGCGGGTCATGATAATATAAATGATTCATTTGTTACCTCCTAAATTGCTATTCGATCTTGAGCCATATTTGATTGGTAAGGGGAGCAGTCTCTGATTTTTTGATTCTTGCTGCAAATGGAGAGACAGGTGCTTGGAGCCATAAGTGATTAACATTGTTAGGAGGGACTTCACTGACGATTACATTGAATCCATCATAGGCATCTGACACACCAATGTCGATCCAGTCAAAGCCATCCCATCTCCATTCAATGTGCGTGTCTTCAGTTACAACTGTCCAACCGATTTGAGGATTTGGATATGTAGTCATGATATCTGTGTATGTATAAACTTTAGGGAGGTATATCTTTCTTGTGTTAGCCACCACATCTTCATAATCTGAAGTAGCATACTTAGTCCATTTCGTAACTTCTCTTGATTCCTCAGTTGCTTCTTCGCATTCTTCCGTAGCTTTACGTGTTCTTTCAGTCAATGAGTCGAGTGTTTCTACAACTTCATTTCCGTCGCGTTTTGTCCAAATACGTGAGCCTGGGAAGTAATAAGCACCTTCTCCACTGTATTTGAATTGAAGAGATTTCCCTTCATTTGAGGCATTAAAATAGACAACTCCATTAAGGTAATCAACCCTAAAGTAGTCGTCTTGTAACTCACCGTCTTCAACTTCTTTCCACACCTTGTCATCCCCAGAGACTTCAACTCTCATTTCTCTGTTGGGAACTTCGGTTAATTGAGCTTTTCCGTTATAAACCACCTGTGTTTCATTGTAAAGCTGGTAAGGATCATCAATCGATCCTTTTCTCTTTTTAGAAAGAATAGGATCATTATAAAGTTTTGGAGTATCTTCCAAAGGATCACCTCCGTATTAATTTTGTTTAAATGCTTCCCAAATATATTTAATGTTTAATTTATTTCCACGAGTGTTGATGTCTGAGCCGGTAATAAAATAATTCAAATTCAATGACCCGTATGTTTTATCGCCGCCTTTAAGGTAGGAACCTGCTTCTCCATTTTGAATTGAGTAGCCACCTAAACTGTTTTGAATGATAAGTGTTGAATCAGTAGGGGAAGTAGAATAAATCTTGACCAAAGTAGGAATGAAGTTTAAACTAATTGATCTGCTTTGCTTTCCGTCACCGATGTACTCTCCTGTTGCGTATTGAGGGGAAGAGGGGAGATCAGACTTAAGAACATACGCAGATGAATCATAACCGCCGAGTTGAGATGCACTTCCTGTAATTGAAGCATTAATTGTTCCTGTTTCATCTCGAACAGCTATTGTATTAGGAGTTGATGCAACTTCAGCAGTGTATCCATTCAAAGATTCAGCAGATGTGACGGATTGCTCAATCCACTTTTCACCGTCAAAAAGTTCCTGTTTATTTGTTTTTGGATTGATCCAAACAGTGTTTACATCCGGATTTTCTGGTCTTTCCTCAGAAACAGCTTGAATTAATCCATTCACTCTCCCTTTGACCTCAGCAATAGCAGAAGGGAGGTAGGGGTTTTCAGAAGCATGTTTCGATTGAACAATATCTGAAAGAATAGCTCCTGATCTTTCAATATCAGCATCAACTCTTCGATAAGCTCTTACACCAAGCGTGTAGTATTTATTTGATGCTAATCCCGTGAATTTATAGGAACGCTTATCATATTTGACGTTGACCAATTCCTCATGGCTCATTTTAGAACCGAAAACATATTCGTCAGAGGATTCGCTGGAATAGAGATATACTTCAAATCCATCTATGTTGTACTGATCTTCATCAGATTCTGGATACTCCCATTTCAAAACAATATCAACCGATCCATTATCGTTGTATTCATGAGAGATCGCTGTCCCATCTGATTTAACCGTAGGGGCTGCGACAGGAGTAGAAATTCGATCATTTCTAATGTTGAAGTTTTCCGCAGTCTTCATCCAATCAATTTTTCTAACAGCATAATCATTGTCAATGTGGTTTATTGTATAAACGAGTTTAACCATTTTCTCTTTTACAGTCTCGACACGCTTGGAGTTTGAGATAGTCAAATTGATCTTATTAGATTCAAAATCAAAACTCATCTCGATTACTTTTGTTTTAACATCGATGCCTAAACGGTCGTGTTGAACTCGAATGATATCTCCAATAGAAAGCCGATTCCAGTTCTGATGCTCACTTATGATTCCGAAGAAGTTTACAATACTCATTGTGATATTTACTGGAGGAGTGTTTCGTTTCTTCATTTCCTCTAAGCCAGCTTCATAAAGATCAGTTTCATCATAAAGGTTGTCATTTGACCATTCTTGCTCATTGATAAACTCGGCCAACTCTTCTTTGAGTTCATCACTAAGATGACTTTCTAGGGTTAATTTTCCCTTTAAAACTGTAATTTTATCTTGAATTTCAGAAAGCAATTTCTGATCAGCTTTGATTTCATTCTTTTTAGTTTCAATCTCTGCTTCTTTTGCTTGTCTTTGCTTAATCAATTCAGTAGTCGGATCTTTTGCTTCGGTTGCAACGGCAATTTTATCTAATATTACTTTAAGTTCTAAGTCAAGCTGCACTTTTTGAGCATTCAATTTAGCTAATTTCTTTTCTTCCTCAGTTTGTCGAGCAAGAAGGGAGGAGAACGTTTCTGTTTGAGAATCGATGAACTCATTAAAGTCAAGAATGGCGTGACATAATTCATCACTCATCTCATAGCTATGAGATATTACATTTCGATCTTTGTCACGTTCAAAAGGGTAGAGGTAGTATGTAAAATCTTCAATATATGCTTGTCCAGTTGGATTGGCCGCGTTAATTGAAAGATCATCTTTACCAGTCACATAAAGCCTGGTGCAAACTTCTTCAAGCTCCTCAGTATCTTCAATGGTATCTAAGTATTGGCCGTACTTGATCCGCATTCCTTTATACTTTGATACTTCGTCTTCAGTATAGAAATGAACCTTTTTTTCTATAGTGTCAAACACAGGAACGGCTTCAAACGTTTCGCAAATTTTCATTAGGAAATCTAACTTGGTGGATGAAGTGATATCAAAACTCCTGAATTTCTCATTGAAAAGGGGATTTATATATCCGGCTTTCCAGTTCGTATTTGCAAAACAATCATCAGTTACCTGTTTCATGTTATAGGAAGTGACTTCGTACCTTCTGACTTTCCGGTAGCTTAATTGATGAGCCAAAGACATACAAGTAAATGTAACTGATTCATTTTCAGCCCCTGATTTTTGCTTAGTTTTGATGATAAACCATTCATCCTTGAAATTATAAGCAGATAATTTCACCAGTCTACGGAGCTTTAATCTCTTGAAATGTGGGTTCTTAACCCATTGCTTGTCTATTTCAATTTTCAAAGGCACAGTGAAAGAAAGTTCATTGATTTCGCCGAACTTTATAGTCAAATTAACATTAGAGACATCGACCAGGTTGGCGATTTTCTTTTTATTTGCTTTGGCAAGGGAAAGCTTAGGTTTTAGTAAATTAAATGATCTCGATACTTCTTGAAACAGTGCGGTCACCTCCTAACGATATTTAAATCTATAGTTGAAAAGAATTTTACATCTCCCTGTCACTCTAATTCGGTTCATTCCATATCCAAATCGAAGGTATTCTTCATTAAAATTGTCGTAACGTTCATCTCCATATTTTGATGACTCCACAATTTCTTTTTCACCTGTAACTGTAATAATTTCGCCATCTTCAAGATCAACAAATTTAGAAGGGGAGGAGAAGTAGCTTAGATTTTCAATTTGAACATCGCCTTTACCGACCTTTTGAATTTTAAACGATGGGACAATGGTACATTCACCTTTATTGTTGATCTCGATAGTAATGTCTTCCTTAGAGGCATCGTACAATGGTGTCGTTATAGATCTACTGTAGGCATAAGGGGAATCGCATCGCATTGTTAGCCTGACATAGCCTTCTTTGCTTGCGTTATGAACTAAATCATTTGTATCAACAGGCATAGCATAATAAACGATGTCTAAGTTTTCACTGAAAGATAAAGGCTGGTATGTATCAACATCCAGCCATCGTTTAATGTCAGCGAGTCTTTTATCATTCCAGTAATCTACAATATAAAAATTAAGGTTGAATTGTTTAGGATCGCGTTTTTTCCCTTCATAAAAGGGAGTGTCGTTTCCTTTTATGGATGTCTCGTTAATTGAAGAGGTTGCAAGAAATGTTTCTTCGACTAGGCCGCCTTCAGTATTGACATTTTCAATCCCCATATCTGTTGACTTTCTATCTCCGAAGAGAAAGTAACGGCTCTCTCTTATCACTGATGTTTCTCACTTCCTTTCATTAAAAGAAAGAGCCGACAATTTTGCCGACTCTAAAATTTCACTCCTCTAGCTGATACAATATTAAATGCTTCTCCTAAGAATTTCTCCGCATCATCCTTAGAACCAGTCATTTTATCCACGTTAAAGTTAATATTGATCGTTTGATTGCTTGTCGTTTGATTAGGTGCAGTAGAATGGGAAGGGAGTGTAGCTTTTGTTGGAATATCCCCGAAGATGTTTCTTGTCAGCTCAACAATTTTCAGGACATTGCTTGTATCAGATTTGTTTAATACAAGCTCTTGCTCATGAAGCATGGCAAGCTTTCCTGAACTTCCCCATTTTCCGGTATATCCTCCAACATCAAATGATGAAACCTTCTTGCCAGTTTTATTTCCGGCAATCACGACATTTAAAGCATTAGAAGCCTCTTTAAGTTTATCGATAAGGTTATTTGAAATACTCTTACCGATGGAATCCATATTGCTGTTGATGAACTTAGTGAATTCATTAAGCTGTTTAGCAATATCGGTTATCTTACCATCTAACAGCTTGTTTTCAAGCTCTTTGAAGGCTCGATCATCATTAACAAGGTCATCATACTTTTTGTTAATTGATTCTTCATCTTTTTCAAGCTGATCTTGAAGCGATTCTTTCCGTTTCGTATTTTCACGATCTTTCAGAAACTCTTCAAGGTCTTGTTCTTGTTCCTGAAGCTGTTTATCCAAATCGTTTAATTTTGCTTTGGCTTCATCAGAATCATCCAGAGACAGCTTATTGATTTGATCTTTTGTTTCCTGAATGGATTCCTGTTTCTCTTTAAGGGACTTCTGGAACTTGGCTTCATCGTCTTCTTTGTCAATTTCATCAATGATGTTTTGCGTTGCTTTGCGATGTGCTTCAAGTTCAATATCACGCATCTTTTCGTACATTTCTTTATAAATAGAAACGACTTCATCTGCAAGTGATTTGTAAATATCCTTAATGGACTTCTTGGTGTTATAAAGCTCTAGGTTGTAATCCTTCTGTTTATCTTTCCAGTTTTCAATTTCCTCTGTGATTTGTTTCTGAATGTCAGGGAAACCTTTAGCTGCCTTTTTCTGTTCCTCAAGCTGTTTTATGTACTTTTTGGCTTCAGCTTGTTGCTGTTGAATCAGTTTTACTTGCTGACTGTAGTATTTGACTTTTTGATTGTCATCCTCAGTCATTTGAATCTTGATATCAACATCTTTAAGTTTACCCTCAGTTTTCTTAACTGATTTCTCGATGTTGTTGAGTACTTGATCAACTTTAGATTGAACAAGTTGACCTTGTAGCTCTCTGACTTGATCCTCCAGAGAGATCAGATCTAATTTGGCTTGTTTCAGTTCTTCCCTGAGTTGATCACGTTGAGCATAGTTGAGCTTTTTGTTTGTTTTAAGTTCTTTGTTAATCCAATTAAGCTTTTCCTGTTGGATTTTACGCTGCTCATCAACAGCCTTTTTCTGCTCTTTAGTGTATTTACGGAACTCTTTGCTGTCAGTGAGGTAGCGTTTAGCTAAGGATTCGTTTTTAGCGATCTTGACTTCTAAATCTGATTTACGCTTATCAAATTCATCGAGCTTAGATTGAACTAATTCATATTGGAGCTCTTGGATCTGATCATTTACTGAGTCTAAATCACCTTGTAAGCTGATTAAATCAGACTTTGCCTGAGCGATTGCCTGTTGTCTTTCGGCTTCAGATTGAGATAGGTCAGACGTCAAACCCTTCATATATTTTTCTGGATCGATTGGTTTACCGTTCTGTTCAATCTGTAAATGAAGGTGGTTTCCTGTTGAATGTCCTGTGCTTCCGACTTTACCTATTGTTTGGCCAGCAGATACAACATCGCCTTTTTTAACTTTAAGGCCTTTTTGCATGTGCATATATTTTGCAACTGTACCATCATCCTGTTGAATGACAACCCAGTTTCCTGCTGTTTTGGAATAGGTAGCGGTAATGACTTTACCAGCTCTTACAGCTTTAACAGGCGTTCCTGCTTTAGCTGCTAAATCTAATCCTTTGTGAGGGGAGGAGCGTAGACCACTTTCTTTCGCACCAAATTTTGAACTTATTCTAAATCCATTTGCACTTGTGTAATAATTGGCGATTTTGGAGGTAGCAGAAGATAGGCTCTTATTGTAGTTAGAAAGAATGATCTTTACGTAATTTTGTGTTTCTTTGAAAGGAGGGATGCCTCCATATTTAATAACGTTACCCGGCCCCGCATTATAAGCAGCCAACGCTTTTTCGATGTTGCCGCCAAACTTATTGAGCATTTGAGCGATATATTTTGTACCGCCCATGATGTTTTGATAAGGATCATACGCATTGTTTACACCAAGGCTCTTAGCAGTACTAGGCATAAGTTGCATCAAGCCCATAGCACCTACGGTGGAGCGAGCTTTTGCATTGAAGTTTGATTCCTGTTTAATAATTGCGGCAATTAGAGCTGGATCTACACCGTATTTACTTGCTGCAGCATTGATGTAGGAAGAATACTTACCCGAATAAGATCCACCAGAATAATAAGAACCAGACGATGATCCAGAAGAGGAAGAGGAGGTAACAAGTCCTGTTTGTGGAATATAACCAGATTTGATTTGCTGTTTAAGCAGTTTGATCTGATCTTGCATTAACTTTTTCTTACGTTCTAATGCTTTGATTTCCTTATTGATCGCATCGCGATATTTCTGAGACCATTTAGGATAGTCGTTGGTTTGCTTGTTGAATTTTTCAATTTCCGCGTTTACTTTTTCAAGCGCTTCTTTGTATTTATCAACGACGTATTTGGATTTCTCGGTTTCAGAAGATGCTTTTTCTTGTTCGTCTGAGTATGTTTCGAGGGAGGTTCCGACTTCATTCAGAGAAGAGTTTGCGAGATCGGCCATCTTATCCAAATCTTCTAATTGACCTGTAACATCACTTAGTTCAGTAATCTCTTTAATGATTGGCATTGCCATTTGGATGTTGCCACTTTCCATTAGAGTATCCACTTGTTTTCTCATTTTGGAAAGGTTGGCCTGTGCATCTGCAACAGTTTGAATCGATTTAACTTCTAATCCATAGTTTTTAATTTTCTTTACTGTTGCATTTGCCTGATTGAGAAGATCCTGTTTAACTGATTGCTGCATATCGTTGTATGCTTTAAGTTTTGCATCTCTCAGTTTAACAATAGCGTCACGGTTTAGCTTGACGACACCATTTTCAATGCTAATAGCACCAGCAAGGTCTTTCTCTTTTTGAACTAATTTCTGAGCTTCTGTAGCGGAAATGGATTTACCTTCAGCCATTTTCTCAAGAAGTTCATTGAGAGGGGAGATGGAGTCTGCAAACGTATCATATGCTTCGTTTTGTAATGCTGAGATTGCTAAATCATCTTGCTTAGAATCAACTAGATCACTTATTACTGACTGTATTGCCTCAATGTCACCTTTGGCATCTTTAAGCTTTTGACTTAATTCTTCAACTTCCCCAGTTAATTCATTTACACCTTCGCCATTTTCATCCCAAACAACTGTAGCATCTTTAGCAGTATTTTTAAGGTCTTCGTAAGAAAGCGAAAAATCATCTATAGCAGGCTTTCCGGAGCCGTATGTACTAAGAAGCTGCTGAAGACCGGAGTTTGCTTTTTCAAAGGCATTTTTATCGCCTTTATCCAAAGCGTTTTGGATGTCGGACATTAAAGAAGCAACACGTCGCGAAAAGGAATCCAGCTCTTCTGGTTCTAGCTTTGTAAAATCAATCGCATTGAAAGCATCTTTGAGTGATTTTGTAACCTCTGGATTGATCTCAGCAGTATTAAAGGCATCAATTGTTTGAAGAACATCTTCACGTATTTTGGCTGCAACACTGGACAGATCTTGTTGTGCACGAATAGCTTCTTTTTCGTATTTATTTGCTTCATTTTTATAATCCAAATCAGACATGAACGGATTTGTAATAGTATCGAAAATGTTTCTATTTTTTGAATCGCTCATTTTGTCCATTTGCTTGGATATCTGTTGGTACGATTTTATTTCGTCCTTCAGTTTTTGAATATTGTTTAAGCTATCCTCAAATGTTTTCTTTGAGTTGTTCCTTATGTCTTCTTTATTTAAATCAGCAAGTTGTTTTGTATATTCGATTGCTTCTTTTAATGCATCATTGTTTTTAATGATGGCATTTCCTTGGTCATCATAACCCTGGATGAGATTAGGAAACGTCTGACTTAATTGTTGTGTTACTTGAAGGTATTCTTGTTCTTGATCAGCGGAAAGGGTGCCTTTATCTTTAGCTTTTTGAAGTTCCTGATACTTTTTGATCAGTTGATCAGTTTGTTCTTTGTTGGTTGTTATAGCTTCAACGCTTTTCCTTTGCGATTCTTCAAATTCCTCTTGCTTTTGCTTGGCTTCTGAAAATGCCGATACGATTTTTTCGATAGCAAAGCCTATAGCCATGAAAGCAGCAATAGGAAGAGCTGCACCAGCAAGAAAAGCTCCTGCAGCTTTAGCTGTTGTACCAAGTGTTGCAAAGGATATCTTTAATGCTTCGATAGATGTCCTGGCAGTAACAGTCGAAATAGAAAAAGTCCTTATGCGAGCGGGCAAAGTTGAAAATAATTCAATTAACTGTCTACCGCTTGCCAAAGTGCTTGTTCTTAGGGTGGAATTGAAGAGCAAAAAAGCCGTAGTGGCTGCTCCCAACACCTGTGGAAGAAAGCCGATTGTCTTTGTAATATCTGCTCCAACTTGGACGAGACCCTTTAGGGATTCTGTTAGCGCAACAATTCCATCTGAAATTACCGCATCACCCGCAGCTAAACTAAGTTCTGTCCATGCGTTTGATAGGCGGTTAATTCTAGCTTGCAGGCTGTCTGAGTATTTTTCTTGTTCTTTCCATGCGCTCCCGGTCGATTGGGCGGCTGTAGTTGCGGCTTCCTGAGAAATGGAAAAATTATTCATTAACGCATTAACCTTAATACCGTTCCTTTCGGAATATTTAAACGGAGTAGACCATATCTTTGCCTCTTTTAATGAAAGGGCAGTCAGCGCTTCGTAAGCAGGAGTTTCACCTGCAAACTACTCCCAAAGGGATGGTCGTTGCACCTTCATTTACATGTGCTTCTCAGCATTATGCAAACGCTTGGCACAGGGTCATCATATCCTAACTTTGACTTAGATTTTCCCTGTTAGCAATGTGATTAATAAGTCATTTCCTACTTAAATCTAAGCGATCACATTACACCCTAACTTAGGTTCACTGACTTTTCACTAGCTAATTACTTAACTAGGCGACTATTGATTAATCGAGAAAGCTGATAAATGCCTGCTACACCAATACTTGTATTTTGTTTTTGGGCATCGCTTAATGAATTCCATTTATTGGCAACTTCTTCAATTAGTTCACTTGAACTTTTGGCTTCTCCTCCAGCTTTTTTGACGGAGATTCCAATTTGATCTAAAGCTTTTATAGAACTTTCATTGTTTCCGATCCTTGCGAAAATTGTTTTTAGAGCATTCAATTCTGTTACTTTCACCAATAGGTTACTGACCATATAATATGGCGGTAAGGCACTTCAACCTTACTCTCTATGTTTCCATAGAGTTCAGACTGTCGCTTCACATTTCTGTGTCTCTTCACTCAGTCGTTCAGGCTACCATTACGCTTGCCCCTTGTCGTCCTCGACTTAACGTTAGGAGTTTCAAGTCAATCAGAAGAGATTTAACGTCAGCAATCACTTTACCGACGATGTTACCAGATTCACGAGTGGTACTGGCCACTGCTGTGGTGTATCCGATTAAATCGTTTAAATCCACCGAAAAGGTTGAAGCGGTCGCGCCAGCCTTCCTAATGGAGTTCGCTAGATCTTGTGTTGTTACCGCATAGTTGTTATCGACTTCATTTAATTTCGAAATTATACCCTCGGTTTCCCGATATTTAAGTAGGGGACTAGACTATATCTTCATCCCAAAGGGATGCTCAGCACTTCGAGCAGTAGCTCATAATCTGTCTGCTCTACACCATTAAGGTTAGTCGTTACACCTTCCTAAAAATAGGCTTGGCACGGCATTGTCATAGGACTTCTCCCTTAGAGTTTCACCGTTAGCATCCTTTGTTTAAGGACACACCCCTGAGCAATAGGGTTCACTGAGTTTTCCATACCTCATTGCTAAGGTAGGCGACTAATGTTAATCGGCAATAGAAATCGAATCTTCAGCAGCAACATTAAAGTTCAACATTGCACTTGTTAAAGTATTAACTGTCTCATCTACTGACAAATCTGATACGTTTTGAAGTACTTCAGCAGTTTTTGTGATGTTTCCTAATTCAGACTCATCGAAACCCATTCTTCCGAAAGAGCTTGTCATTTGAAGGATGTCTGAAATTTTGTTTGAGAGCTGATCCCCAGTTTCAACTGCTTCTTGCAACATCTCATTAAATTTATAATCAGGTTCATCCATAACCCGACGAATTTCAGTCATGATTGTATCAATTTGGATGACTTGATCGACCATCGACTGTAACCCGCGAATTGGCCCCATAAACATTGTCATACCGGCAAACCACACCGGAATTCGACTAGTGGCAATTCCCAATTGTTCGACAAATCCCATTGTCTGTTTTGTTGTGGCTGCAATATTAGATGACATTTCTCTAAATTGCATATTCAAACTTGCCATCTGATTTCTTAAATTGGGAGTTCTTGCAGTTAGCTGATTAACTGAATTCAAATACTGTTGAATCTGCTGATTGCTTGCATTACTTAATGAGTTACCATATCTATTTTGTAAATTTTGAGTGTTTACCTGGGCTTGTCTTCTATAAAGCTCAAGCTGTCGCTCAAGCTCTTTAGTCTTTGCAACGGCAGAAGACTTGTCATCAAGCAGCTTTAATTTAGCTCTTAGGGATTCGATCTGCTCACCTGATTGAGCTAAATTTATTCTTCGACCAAGAGAGGAGAGGGTGACTTCTGAAAGTTGTCCTTGCTCTCTAAGTTTTTGTAAACTTGCTCGAAGCTGCTCAATTGCTTTTCTTTGTTGGTCAAGATTAGTTACAGTAGTAGTGTTTTTTACATTACCATTTTGATCAAGGTTATAGGTAATATCCTTGAAATTATCACGATTTTTCTGAGTTGATCCTGTTTTTACACCTTGAGCATTTTGACGTTCAATTATCTTTTGAGCTTGGCCGAGCTTTTGAATTTCAGAGGTTAATTTTGCTGTTTCTTGAGTTTCTTGGCGAATCTTTTGATTACGATTATCAATTGTCTTAATTTCTCGTTGAAGTATTTCACCATTCTTCTTGTGTTGCTGGATTAATTTTTCGGTCGTCCCGTCAGAATTCTTAATAACTGTTTGTGTTTCTTTAACTGTCTGATTGTAATTCTTAAGATTTTTTTGATATGTTTCAACTGCAGAAGAGAATTCTTTGAGGGTTTTTAATGCAGAAGCATCAATGTTTGTTTTGAGTTGAAGGGAGTTTAACTTGGATTGTAGAGTTTTAAGCTGCTTGTTAATTTGCTCAACTGATTGAGCAGAAGTATCGGCAACGGGAGTCACTACAATTTTCAACTGTTGACTCAATTAATAATCACATCCTTTCAAAGCGGAGAGAGTGGGGGAGAGGTGGACAAAAATAAAAAACTCTGCATAATGCAGAGTCGAAAATCACCTTATGTAGAATTGGTTGTGTTCATCGATTTCTTCTGTATCCTCAATCTCCAGCCCCATATTAAAGGCTTGGAGGGTAATCTTATCACCATCAAAATTGGTTAATGTTATTTCTTTAAGTTCTTCAAATTCACCAAAATCCAAGAGATCATACTCTGTAAATCGTTTAGCTTCATCTTCAGAGTTTCCAAGTGTTGTTTGGCAAGCGGCTATAGTCAATGTCAAATGATTAACGTATTTTTTCATTTTTGTTCATCTCCTGTATAAGTAAAAGATGTTCGCAAAGATTAACTCAGTGTATTTCTTTTAAAATTAATTTGACAATCCTGACAACAGAAGTGATTGCTTGTTTTTTTATATCTAGATTTGAGTCGCTCTGTTTCTTTCCCGCAATGATCACAAAAGAAAGTTCCCCATTTATCAATTTGCTTCTTGCTTTTCATTTTATGAACACTTAAATCAGTTATCATGTCTAACTTATTTTTGTCAAAGTCCATGTAGGGTAGTATAATGTTCTTTTTTAAAGAAAGAGATTTTTTGCTTATTTCATAATTGAAGCTATGATAATTTTTTAGTTCACCATTGTTGATAATATATTCTTTTATTAGAGCTTTAATCAAAATCGGGTCATTGAGTATATCCATTTCCCATAGATAGAGAATGTCAATTTGCTCTAAAGATTTAATGGCTAATCGTTTCCTTTTATCATTGATTATTCTGTCATATTGAGTTTTATAATTGATTTGTTTGTATTTTCGTGGATCTGTATGCCAATATGTTCCCATTACCTCAATCATTAGGTTGTATTCTGGGAGGTAATTGTCTATTGTGAAATATTTCAGGTTGTGCTCATTGATTGTATTGATTTTCATGGATTTCAGTATTCCATTTACGATAATTTGACATTTTGAATTTGTTTTACTAATCAGACCACTTGATAGAATATTTACAGCTCTGATTTGACTTTGCTTTTTCCATTCTTCCCGTTGTGACCATACAGTTGCATACCAAATTTGTCTACAGTCATTTGAGCAAAAAGTTTTTGTCCCATTTTTAGTTTTTTGAGCTACTAAATATGGAGATTTAAGAATAACTTCTTTTTTGCAATATTCACATTGTGTAATACGTTTTTCAATAGGGAAATCTTTATTATAACGATTAGCGTTCTTTCCTGTTAAATATTGAGACTGCCAAATGTTTTGACATTTTTTTGAGCAAGTGACGCTTTTCCTAGCAAGAGAAGGTCTAAGGAAATAAACATTATTGCATATTATACAAGTTTTTTTGATTTTTTGATCTCTTTTGTATTTATTAAACATACCGACGCATTTATTGCTACAAAAAACAAGTCCACTCTTACTTTTTTTGATTTTTGATGGAACTACGAAAAGTTCTGTATTACAAACACCACATGCAGTTTTAATTTTATTATTCTTTGATTCACTTCTGCATTTTGATGAACAATATTTAGAGGTTTGTTGACGATATGGGCTTACTTTGTAATTATTCCCGCATTGAAGACAAGTTTTTTCAATACCTGCAGTTACTTCCTTGGGGGAGTTTTCACTTCTCCATTTACCTTGACATTCTCGTGAGCAAAACACATTTTCTTGCTCGCCTCGTCTCAATTTCATTGATCTGTACTTTTTTATGAGTATTTCTTTTTTACAATAGGAACAAGTTTCTCTAACGCGCGTATTTAATGGAGATGGTTTTCCCTTTTGATATTCAGCTTTGCATTGATTTTTACAAAAATGTCTTTTGCTGACGAGGGCACTTTTTGCAGATCGACTAAAAGTGATATTACAGTTATCGCAAATGCACTTTAACTTTTTTGTACTTCCTATAGGCAAATCCTTTGGAGAAACTGAAAGGATACCCCCATTTTCTAGAGGTTTGTAACCCTTCTTCAGAAAATGTTCTTTATTTTTTTTGTTTATTTTTACTTCAATTGTCTGCTCAGTAATAATCATTCATAAGAGCCTCCTGCTAAAAATCTGTCCCAAGAAATTTTCACATTATGTACTTTAACTGTCTCTAGAACTCTTCCATTCTTATGCAACTGAGTCAACTCAGTCAAACCAACTCGATCATCGGATATGGCGTAATATGAATCCAGTATTGCTAAACCTTTACTAGAAGCTGCTGTTTCGCGCGAAACGGTTAGAAGAATAGTGCCATACACATTTTTAATCACAATTTTAACCTCCCATGTTTGGTTGATATTTAAAATTATAAAGGGTTTATAAACCTATTGTCAACCATTTAAAATGGGATCATTAAAAGTTTATTAATGGGTGGCAAACTCTTATGTGAAATGTTAATATAAATAATAATGTTATATTAGTTATTTTTGTGAAAGGGGAGTTTGAAATTTGACAATTTCAGATAAGAATGATCGAATGACCATCATTATCCCAAAAACGTTAAAAAACAAGTTAAAAGAGCTTGCTGCTTCAGAAAACAGAAGTATGGGGAACCTGGTTGTAAAAATCGTGGAGGATTATGTTGATAATTACTCTAAAAATAAATAAGTCGCTCAATTAATGAGCGACTTTTGCTGCATCACGTATGGCCAATTTAAAATATCTAAACCATGTGTCAATTTCTTTTATTGCTTTTTGTACTTCTGGAGAGCTTTTTTTGTGCGCTGTTTTTAAATCGGGGTCATAAAAAACTCCACTAAAAAATGCAATATCATAGTATGGATTATCGTAATCTTCGACTGTAATTCTGAGATGTATGGATTTTATAAATTCTTGTGCTGAACTCGAAGCTGTACCTCCACCTATGATAGCACCGACACCACCGCCAACAGCACCACCAATAGTTGCACCTAAGGCGGCTTCACCTTTAGATACCTTTGTTAATGTTTTATTATCAATAACTATCTCCACATCTGCAATGTCATCAAACGAATATTCCTTTATAGTAGGGGAGACATTTTTGTCGTTTAAATCCTCTAAAGAAATATTCGCGATTTTAAATTTCTTCTTTTTCTCATCAAAGAATATTTTTGACGCATATTCACTTGAAGTGAATACTCTTGAATAATTATCGTCTTTAATATTTTCCATTGTGTTTTTACGTAATTTTTGATGATCAATTAATTTACCACTTGAAACAAAGCCCCAAATTAAAAATAGCAAAATAGGAATACCTATAATAAATAACAAAAACACACCAAACCACCTCATCAAACAATATGCCTACAGTATACCACAATTTTCTTTCTCAGGAATGTTTATCTTGAGCAGAAGGGAAGGGGAGAAGCGGCTATTCTTTCAACGCCTCAACAAATCGCTGCCTGTACAATTTTTCTCTCCTTTCAAGATCATCAGTAACTTCACCACATTGGCTTATGAGAGCCGATTCAGCGAAAAACCATTCTTCAAGAACTTCCTCGAATATTTCCAAAACTTCATATTTTTTCATGGGCTTTTCTCCTTGGTATATTATTCTTGTTCAGAGGAAAAGGGAACGTGAGCGGCTAATTAATTTCACTTATTATAAATTTTATGATAAGCTTTTAGGGCATCATCTGTATTATAAAGAGAAATGATGAAACCTGTTTTAGTATCAACGAATATATCGTCTATTTCGACGTCCTTACAATCTTTTAAAATATTTGTCCAGTATTCTGTATTAGAGAGTAATAGATTTCTTTCTAATTCAACAGGTCTGGACACTTTTTTTATTTCTCCATAAATTACTTCATCTGGATTATCAATTTTTCTAAATGAAACGAGCTGAGCATCATTTTTAAGAAAAGTCTCATTCCAAACAGTTGATGTTCCTGAAAGTTCAGCAGTTCCACTTCCTCGTCTCACAACATTCACCAATCTAATCATCCATCTGTAAGCGAATCTTGACACAAACCAAGAGAAAAGAAAACTGAAGATAACACTGAACAACACAAAGTAAACAAGGAAACCAAGATTATTCGATAATTCGAGAACGTCACTAAGCGTATGAACTGATAACCAAGGATTGCTTACCGAATTTGTATTTACAATCATTGCGGTTAACTGATAAATGCTAAGCACAATCATGCCAACAGGAAACCATAGAATTGCGCTTATTGCTGCTATCTCAAAGTTTATATGTTTGCTTGCTGGGTGCAAGCCAAAAAGTTGAATCCAAAAATAACTCAATAATCCCGGTAAAGTAAAAATCAAAATTGTTACAAAGTTTTCCATCCTGACACTCCTTTAAATTAATCACCACATATGACAAATAAAAAGACATCCATTAGGATGCCTTCTCCATTTCAGATTTCACATGTTCTAGTAAGCTTCGGTATTGAGATGCTCTTGCCCGGTGTGTCCTTCCATTATCCATAACGTAACTAAACGCATAAAAGATTATCACAGAAAAAATGAATCCAATTGTAACTGACCCAGCTTCTCCTTTGTTGTAGTATGCTAAGTAGTAGATAAATTGAGTTACTAAGAAGGTGGATACCGTAATTAAACCTGGAATAATCTTTGAATTATCCGTGTATTCTTCGATATCCTTCATTCTTGCAATGGCCAAAATTATAGTGTCCAGATCTAAGTCTCTTATTCGTTGCAGTTCAGCTTTTTTATCTTTAGATGACCAATAACCCAAACAGTCACTTATGTAGAAATTCAATTCTTTATTAGACCATTTAAGTAGGACTTCCTCTAAATTTTTTGCTTCTTTTATATAAAAAGTATCTTTTTTCCAAAAAGGCCACACGTTTGAAATCTTTGTTTTAATTTGATTATTAGAACTTGTTTTTGATGGGGGAGAGTCTTGTCCATTCTCTTTGTCTTCCTTAGCTTGCTCAAGCAGTGTTTTGAAATAGGCGGCTGTTGTCACTTTATTTTTGTCAATCAACAATGCTCCAAAAATAATGCCAGCAAATATAATTGCCAAAAGTCCGTAGGTTGCATTTAAACCTTGAGCAAATTTTTCTGTAATATTATTAAGTTCAACACCAGCATCAGTAAGTAACTTTAAGACTCCAATAGCCAAGTTGAAAATCATTACAAGAAACGCGGCATTTTTGGAATTATCGAAGCTTGTTTCAATCCTAGTCATCCGGGCAATTCCAGAGGAAAGATCATTATCGCCTAACTGTTTAAGCGCTTCATATTTGTCCATATGGCCAGAATAGCTCTGTCCCTCAGCAGGGAACTCCTTTCTAATAAACTTGATTAATTTTCTTGATTTCGATGTCACAAGCTGCTGCTTTACGATTTCACTAAATTCCACCATGTTCACCTCGATTCTATTATCGGGTAAATGTGGAAAATTTTAAAGGGGAAAGGTATTGATCAACAAAAAGAGAACGTAGGTTCTCATTCATGATTACAATATGCTATACTTAAATTATTAAAACAAAGGGGGACAATTATGACATCAAATAAATCAATACCAAGAATAATCAGCCCTGTACAATTCCTTGAAAAAGAAATAGCCAAGCATCAAAATTTACGACAGAAGCTGATTGAACAAAGTAACTCAGCTCAAAGACTGCTTAGTTTAACCTCAAAGAATAATCCGACTCATCTTATCAATAAATCAAGGGAAATATCGTCTTTGTTAACTTCACATATAAATTCAATTTCGCAATTGCAAGCAAATCTGAACAATATGAGTTTTCGCAACCTTGATATACAAAAAGTCAATTTATCCTTTATAGATGAAATTTCATTTGATGATCTAAATGATCTTGAAAATGAAGAGTGCCTTCAAGAAGTAGATGAATTCATCTATTCTCAACACTTGGATAATGACAATATCACTGCTGAGGATATTAATAGTAGCGTTGAAAAGACGAATACTCTGAGGCCATTGGTTAAGCTTTTAGCATTAGCAGGAATTCTACAAGTTGTATTGATGGTTATGTTTGTTCAAGGAGGTGGAGAGGAAGCGCTAGGGAATAACTTTCAAGATTTTGCTCAAACATTCATAGAATTAATTGGAGGCTTAGCAGCTATAGAAAAATCATCTAAAAAAGAAAAAGACAGTAAAGAGTAAAACATATAGAACAAAACCCCACTGGAAAAGTGGGGTTCCTTAGTTCTGTAGTTCAGTTGAAGGGAAGAGGGGATTATAACCGACCCTCAATCATTTCTTTGTTCATCTGCTGTTTCATCTCTTCATACGTACGCTTCTCCATTTTTCCTTCACGCATGAAATTCATTTCTTTAAGTGCCTGTTTCAAGGATTGAGAAGGGGAAGAGGCATGTTTATTGTCCATGTTCCACACATCCTTATTCATCGTTTTGACTCAACATCTTAAATGCTGTTCCATATCGATTGTTAATTGCTGCGGATGCTTTTTGAATTAACTTTTTCCTTTGTGCTCTTCTAAATTCAACTTTTCTGTTATTGCGTCGTACTTTTTCGAGAAATCGCTCAGCATCTTTTCCTGTTACAATGGGTTTGTCTCTCATTTCCGCATCCATATAATTGTCTCCTTTATGTGAAGAATACGTTTTAAGGGGAGAATAAGTAAAGTCCCACTTAATGATAAGTGGGATTGATTATTAATCGGTGTTTCTCTGTAAGGAAACATCTTGATAAGACCTATTATTATACATCTGTTGTAATCATAAATGAAGGAAAGCCCCATAAGAGGGGCTTTCCTATGTAATGTAGTTCAAAAGTAGTTCTGTAGTTCGGTTGAGTTAATCATACCAGATTTATTTTGCAGTTTCAACCCCTGACTCGCCATTTATTATGAGATCATATTTTTCCCCTTTTTCAAAGCAAATTTTTGTACCTTTAGTGACTAGCTTTACATAAGATAATTCATTTGCTCTTTGGAAATACCGTTCAATCTTTTCAACCGTTTCTCTTTTCCAAACATGCCTATTTAAAATTAAACAGTATCCCCTTAGAGTTACTTCTTGTCCTCGTTCCGCAAAATAATCTTTCCATAAATCAGAAGTGTATAGCAGAAAGGCAGCTTCCCGTGCTTTTTGGTCTAGTGTATTATCTTTTTTCTCGCTTTCTGTATCTTTGCTATCTATGTTAAATAGGTCTTCAATATACAAATGAAAGTCTGAGAAAACATTAACAACATTGTTAATTCCATTTTTAGTTGAGAGAGTATAGACTGTTTTGCACCTTTGTTTAATTTTTTGAAGAAGGGGAACATAATCTCTGTCATTAGAAATGATCACGAAAATGTCGATTTTATCAATTGTATACAAGTCATGCATACATTCAATAACCAATTCAACATCAGTTGAACTCTTCCCGGCGATCGAACAATGCCTTACATCGACACCAAAAGTGTGAATCTCAGTTTGGTCTGCTACAGAGAAATCTTTGTCCTCAAAATTTGAAAAAGCTACAAACTTAATAATGTCCATTTCGTGCTGTTCAAAAAAATTATTTATGACCTTAAAGAAATTCAAATCATAAATGGGGTGGGGCCCATATTCCCTTAACCTTTTGTATAAATTCTCATAGTCGGTATATATAGCTACTCTTTTCAAACAATCTCCTCCTATCGGCTCTTTATTTCGACAGAATAGGAGGAAATACCTTCTTTTTTTACAAATTTTTATTTCAAAAGCAAAACCCCTCAAATGAGGGAATTTGATTTTGAATAAAAGAGGGATTTTACATGAAAATCTGGTTCTTTTCTTCTTTAAAATCACGAAGATCATAATGTTTGACTGTGGTTGAGACATCTTCGTGTTGAGCAATGTGTTTACTGACAAGTTCAAGTTTGATTTTCTTGACTTCGAGTAAGTAGGTGATACAGGAAGCTTTAAAAAGGTGAGGGTTGATTCTACGGCCAAGAATGTCTGATAAAACATCGGAGCAAAAATAATCAGCCCATGTTTCTGACATTTGTTTTGGTTGTCCACCATATGTAGTGGTAAAGAGGTATTCGTGGTCATATCCACGTTTTTCATGCCATAACTTCAAATATTGTAGAGCTTCTGTATTGATCATATATTTTAGAGCTTTTCCTTCACCGCCACCTTTTCCGAAGACTTGATGGGACATTACATATGATTGCCCTTCAGGGATAGGGTAGTCTAAAATTTCTGTTTTAAATTGAATGATTTCTGCTCTTCTTGCTCCTACATTAAAAGCCGTTGCAAGCCAGGCCATTCCTAAATAGTTCTCATCTTCTTCAAGTGTTTGCATCATTGTTTGATAGTCTTCATATGTAATCTTTACTTTATCGTAAGTGACTGTCTTAGGAATAGCAGGGAGGCCACGAGTAAAGTTCCTGAATGTTTTATAATTGTCATCATCTTCAGCCACGACGTTTTCAATATAGTTGTTTAAAGAAGAAACACCAGCTTTTTTAAGCGCAATACCACTAGAAGACATGCCCCTATTTTTTAGGAAACTTTGATACCTAATGAAGTCACGTTTAGTGATTTTGTATAATTTCTTCCCATTGAGAGAATTATGCACCCACCAGAAGAATTGCCGAAGGGAGGAGGTGTACTGTTTTCTTGTTTTATCACGGAATGAGTGAGCGTCTAAAAATTCTTGTGTTAAATTTCTGTGCTCTTCATCAACCTGAGACCACATTTCATCAGTAACTTCAGGCAGTTTCTTTGCACGGGGGCGTATCATATTTTTCTTGATTTCTTTCGCCATTAATCCACCACCGACTATTTTATTGTCTTATGTCCTAGTCTGCTCACATCCTTGGACAAAGCTCCAATTAATCGGCCATCCTTTAAAGCTTCAGTAGTGTTAGCCATGAAAGGTCTTGGTTTTCCATATCCATAACCATGTTCATCAGGGAACTGATAACCTTGTCCAGTTTCAACAATCGTTGCAACATCACGGCCATCATCTTCACGAATGTTATCCAATGAGATTCCGTTTACTTCATTCTCAGTTACAAAAGAGCTTTTCAACTCATAAGTTCTTTCATAAACTAGGGGATCATATGCGTCATAAACATCTGTTTCAACATGATCTTGTCCAGTTTTAATTAACGTTTGCTTTGTGCTGCTTTTTGACTGTTGGATGGCCTTTAAAGCTTCTTTCTGAACTAAAATGGCGAGATCTTTATAAGTCGCCATTAGCTGTCCTCTTTAGTAAGCTCTTCAACTTTTTTTAGAATGTCTTCGTTTATTTTGTCTGCATTTTCATTTGCTGCTCTTGATATAAAATCAACAAAACCATTAGCAGCATCTTCAACTTTTTTTAAACTTTCTTTAGGGAAGGCTTCATGAATAGTTCTAATGTGATCTGATTTAGCAACTTCTTCAAGCATTTTAATTTTAGCTGTTAAAGTCTTGGGCATATCAGCAATATCACTAAATTCAATAACCGTATAGAGATAAGCTAAATCTCCAGCACCTAAATCAGTTTTAACTCCTTTTTTTGATTGGATCTCAACATAGTCTTTAATGAGAGTTTTGATCATCTTGTTTACCCTTGTAGGATCGAAATTCGGATAAATGTAAGTATGATATTGATCATTCAATTCGATTCTTTGCTTCTCATTGTATTTCTTATTATCCTCTTTAATATGACTGAGCGTTAATTTTTGCGTTGTCATCAAATTTCCTCCTTTTTTAAATCCAAATAAAAAACACCTATTAAGGTGTCACACACGTTCCTAAATCCACACTGACATTAATGAATGGTTTATCATAACTTCTACCCGTAATCTCTTCATATTCAGCAGGAGTGATATAACCCCACTCAACGTAATCTCTCATAATAGAATCGTCTTCATAGCAGCCCCAATCATAAAATTGTTTAATTGCAGCATAGTCAGGATACTTCATGTAGCAACGCTACCTTTCAATTTTTCAATTTCTGCTTGAACCTGGGCTAGTTGATAGGAGAGTAACGCGTTTTGCCTTTTCAGCAATTCTAATTCACTTGGATTAGGTTTAGTCGGTTTTATTTTTTCAATATATTCCGGTGTAGCTGCTTCGACCCAAACGTCTTTTTGAGGATCATATTTAGGATTGATGATATCTACTGATACCGAAGTTGTTGTACAATTCGGCGGCATTTCTTCACCTGCTTCAAGGTTTATTTCAATATCACCTTCACCAGCATACATCAAATTTTTATCATAAAAAAGAACATGCATGTCAATCCCTCCTTACCATAGCGGAATTCCAACATTAAAGGAAACCCTAGTTACACTAGCAGGATCATTAGCGTTTATCCCGTCATAACGGAGATATCCTTCTGTAGTAAAAGCAAATCGAGCAGTTCCATAAGAGCCCACAGTAGGGACAACTATATCAACTAATTGAGAGGGAGTATTTGCAAACTTTGCAACGTTTGTTCCGATAGCAGGTAAGGAACCAAAAGTGCCTCTTAGCCATATAACGTTATTAACCACAGAGAATTTCAGAGGATAAGCTGAATCTTGCTTTGCACCATTGATTAACGTAACCGTGTTCCATGTTGCTAATATATCTGAGTCAGTTAAGACTTTTTTCCAACCTTTAAAAACCCCATCATTATGAGTAGTTGAATGCCATAGGGTATTATCGGAGCTACGCCAAACCAAAAATGTTTTTCTCCCCATTCCAGTTTCAACGACATCATAGTTAAACCAATTTAAATCGTTTGGTACGGGATTGTTTTGTACAAGGTGACCTTGTGCATAATAAAATCCAGTAGGTAAAGTTAGCAAATCTGTACCGTCAGGAAGTTTTGTTCGGTTTCCGTTATCACCAGTTATTTTATAAAGCTGTCCGCTATTCCATTTTGCGCGCTCAGAATCAGTAATGTGCAGAATTTTATTTTTCGCATGAGTATCTGTATAAGCTTTAGCATCACTCAACATTTTATCTGCTTTTGTTTGTGCACCCGAAGTCGTTTCTTGTGTCTGCCACGGTGTCCACGTTGTTGAATCACTCTTTCTGAATCTAAAGAAAGACTGCGTTCCATTATAGGATTCATATGCAACCTGAGCAAGCGTGTTCCCGAAGCTTATAACCATTAAAAACACACGGTTCGAAGATGGAGGGGAATTTACTCCTTCGTTGTAGATAAGATACATACCGGTTTGAGTCAGTGTGTCATAGTCTGTTATCTCATTGCTTCCCTTATAAAAAGGCTTACCATTATCGTCGGTCATTTTAAAGAGCTGCCCAGAGTCCCATTTTGTCCGTTCATCAACTGTTATGTGCCTTGTGTTGTCTGAGTTGTGTTTATCAAAATCAGTCTTCGATGCCTGCTTTACGTTATCAACATTAGACAGTCCGACTTGTGTTTTTGTAACTTTATGTGGATTATCTTTATTATTCGCATGGGCATCTATGTAAGCCTTCATAGAAGCTAAAGCAGAATCCAAATCAGAAGAAGAGGGGATAGTTATAAATTCAGTCCATCCAATAGATGGATACCAGTGACGAAGATAAATTCTTGAATCATTACGGTTTCCAGCATGAAAGAAAAACTGTGCAAATCGATATTTAGTTGTCTTTACATTTAAACACTCACCATAGGAACTTGGATATCCAACTGAACCTGTTGAGAGGTGAAATGTTGAAATTCCTATTGGATAGTTATCTCCAGAGTAAGAAGCATCTTGAAATGGTGATGGGTCACTGATAATGGTGACTTGCTCTGATGTAACATTATGAGGGTTCGATTTATTATCTATGTGATAATTAATCAAATCTGTAAGCTGCTCGATTGTTACCCTTAGTTCTTTTTCTGTGTCAAGGCTGTGTTTTTCAAATCCAGAAAACTTCCCTTTAAGGTTCTCAATCTTAATTTCATTTTCTTTGTTCTGTGCTCTTGAGAGATTATCCATAGTTAAGTCACCGCATTTCCTTTGATGGTAATTGAACCACCATTAATCTTTGTCACTTCAAGTAGAACTGCGGTCTTCCCAGCAATGTCGAACTCCCAAATCTCATCAATACCGAGTGTACTTGCGCCAAACATGTGATTAGATGTGTTAATTCCTTCAAGAGCGATCTTTTTCCCATTCTGTGTAACGGTGAAAAACTTAACTTCTCTTGAAGTACAGTCACCTGTAATCTCTACTGTAAGTGTTCGATGAGACTCCACGATGAATTTTTCTCCTTCTCCGACTTCAGTAACTGAATCGTGAAAGGTGAAGGGGGTAACTAAGGGTTCGATTTTTCGAGGCAATTTCTTATAATCGCAAACTGACATTACACGCCTCCTTATATTGATTTGCATAAAACTTGTATTTTATCGAAATAAAAAAGAAGAGGGGAGAAATCCCCTCGTCATTATATTCTGTATTCGAATACTACTCTTTTTAACTAGTTGTTCCACCTTTCAACTCATCGATTTGCTTTTGCAGACCATCTAAAACGGCCTTTACTTCGCTGTTAAAGTGATCCAGCATGACGCTGCCGGTTCCGATGTTGTTACTTCTTACAGACTTGTCTGCTAGCATTTCGTTGGTGATACTTTTTGCTTCAATGACAGCCGGATCACCTTTGTCACCTTTATCTCCCTTATCACCTTTTGGCCCTTGTGGTCCAGGTTCACCCTGCATTCCTTTAATGTATAAAGGATTGACCTCACTGTTACCTTTCAGATATACGGGAGTTACTGGTTTACCTGTGCCATCGTTCTCTGCAGCAGTGAATACTCCGTTACTTTCGTTTAGAAATTGTTCTGCCATAATAGAATCTCTCCTTATTTATGTTTTGAATTTTGATTATTAGTCACCAATATCTACAGCTTTTGTTTGAGTTCCTGTATCTGGAGATGGGGGAGGAGTTACAGGTGTGTTGGTTTCAGTTCGAGGCACTCGTGCGAACCTACCAATTTTACCTTTGCTGTCTGCTGCAAGAACCTTAAATGAAAGCTCTGGCGTGTAAGCAGAGCCATTTTCAAGAGACATTTCAAATTCACCAGATGGTGCAACCTTGTCGAATTGAATATAGAGGTCACTGTAAACAACACCAGTGTCCGGATCATACTCGATAGTGTGATATTCAAGCTCGTACATTTCAGAGAATTTGTTCGTGTTGATTTCTACTGTTTCACCAGTTACTTCAACTTTGTATACTGCAGTAAGCACATCTCCCTCTTCGGCAAAACCTTCAGGAACCGTAACTACGCCATCTTTAAATTCAGCTTGTACAGCTGCACCTTTGCTATTTTTAAGCGATACCGTACCAATAGGAGTTTTCTGCAGTTTTACTGTCCCATCTGTATCAACGGTTACATCTTCGCGTTCAAATACATTGAATTTGTTTTCTTCAATTGCAACCCCTTGAGTCATTGCCATGAATTCCATGTCAAAGAATGCATTTTTAACTTTTGCATCAATTGACTTATCAGAACGAAGGAGATAAAGAGTTTTGTTTCCAATACCACCTTTTAACTCTTCTTCTGAAATTGATTGAGAAATAGAAGCCAATTGAGCTTCGGCAGCAGAAATCACATGTCCATCGGATTTTCGTTTCCAAGTAACATCTGCTGTATCATGAATAACTGTTTTCTTGGTCATTAAATATCCTCCTTGAATTTAAATAAAAAAAGACTGATGATTAATCAGCCTTGAAACAATCTTTTTAAGTTTTTAACTTGTTCATCAGTCAGTGCATGACTCTCTTCTTCAAAGAGGTCAACATGTTCACTCCAGTGTTTAATATTCTTACCTGCTTCAGGGGATACTGTTGCAAATAAAATAGATGTATCGTAATCCTTGATTCTATCGATACGATAGAAAGTCATATACATTTGATACATTGTCATTTCTGCAATTTCTTTGTATGGGACACCTGTAAAGGCCATGATTGAACTGATCATGTCATACACTTCAAGCAGCTCTTGTTCTTGTCTTTTTAATCTTTTACTTTGCTCGATTCTTCGTTGAACTTCTGGGTTTGGACTAATCTTTTCTTCTTTGAGACAGTGCATTTCTATAATAAGTTTTCTTATTGAAATGAAATTATCTCGATCAATTAATTCAAATATACCCTCATTCTGAAAGACCTTTTGGAACACTTCAGAATAAGCCTCATTGAAATTTGGTAATTGATTAACGATATCAAAAAGAGGCAGCTTCTTCATTTCTTCAATAAGCTCGTTTAATTCACCGTTTTTATTAAGCTGGCTATATCTATAAACAATCTCATTTTTGCTCATCTTTATTAAGTTCAGGTATGCCGCATAGTCGTTGTAATCCTTCATTTTGAGGAAATGACACTTACCAATAGGAGTGTCAACGGGGATACCTAAGATAAATAGTTCTTGAGAATTTTCGTTCATTTCATTGCTCCGAATGTGAAAATCATTTTATAACCCAAATACCCAGTAGGTGGGTTTCCGATCAGCATTCTTTTAGGAGCCATAGCCTTTCCGAAGCCAGCGATATTTTTATTGAAAAGAAGCTCAGATAACCTGTCCAAAATTTTTAAAGATCTAAATTCATTTTCTTCATATGTCTCAATATGAGTGTAGACATCAATATGAAGGTCTTGATCCATAAGCAAATAGCTTTGATTAGAGGGCTTTGATAAGCCACTTCCTAAATACATGCATACTCTACAGATTGGTGATTCAGTAATGTCATCGGTTTTTGGAGCTCTTTTGAAGATTGTCTTGAAAATAGGGGGGATAATGCGGACTTTTCCATCTTCTTCAACAGTTGTTTCGACTTCATAGCCTTCTAAGTCCTGAACATCCGGGAGGTCAGGGGAGAGGGGGTTGTCCTTATAATACAGAAGCCTGTTGAGTTCAGAATCATTAATCAATGTTCTGAAAATCTTGGTCATGTGTTCAACCATATTGCTCATGCACTACCATCACCTCTGACTTTCTTTTTAGCAATTAATTTTATTGTGCCGTGATCTCCATAAACCTTAGAGTAGTCAATGTCATTAACAAGATAATCCTCACCAAAGAAAGAGAGGAGGAGCCCAATTTTAATTTTGTCGTTATTTACATTTGGAATTGTGATGTTCGCTTGGCCGTCAGGGAGATTTACAGCGAGGTCAGTCCCATTTATAGATGTGGATCGTTCAAAAATGCAGGGTATTTTAATAACTTCTCCAGGCACTTTAACTTTGATTGGTTTTCCAGTAACTTCGCTTATCTTGTCTGAATCAATCCATTTGTCATTAGCGGTGATCTTTATTGAGGAGTTGCACAGTCTAATTTCTGCTTTTTTATAAATTTTATTAAAGCTTGGGAATGTACTGATTAACCATTGCTCAGTACCCCATTTAACAACTCCTCCAATATAGATATCTTCGGGCAGTCCAAGAATGTATTTAGTCATTCCATCACCATTGGAATACTTCGAGGTAATCAAACACTGTATCGATTCTTTCCCGTCAATTGATACAGTCTCGGATTGAAATCCTTTTAGACCAGCCTGAAAAATCAATTTTCCATCATGTTCAATTTTTTTATTAGCATCAATCTGATAATAATTTCTAAAGTCCTTCATTTAAATCACCGGATAGGTATTGACCTAATCTTACGATTTCAGCACTCACGTCCAAAATGATTTCACGAATTTCAGCCAGTTCTGCATCAGCAAGCATTTTCTTATTTAGATGTTGCTCTACTTTATAAAGAACTGAGTTGTTTTTCTTGCTTAATCTTACGCAGTGCTCTTGTAATGAGAAAGGTGCTTGTCCTTCATCAAAGGGTTGAAAAACACTTTTATTGCTCATAAATAGTCCACCTCTGTATTCATAATGAGGCGATCAATTTCTGCTTTTTGCTCTTCGATAGACTTTCCTAATGAATTGATTTGTGTACCATAGTTAGTAACGCCAACGTCTTTTGCAAATGGCTGCCATGTTGTCTGGAAAAAAGTCTGTTCATTAGTTAAAAAAATTAGACGTAAATAATGAACGAGAATCAATAAATCATCCTCGTTCATTACTCTATTTACCGTTTCGGTTTCATCGTTACACTTTATTTTTTTGTCGCGAAGTCGATTGTTGAATCGAAGAACTGCATTCCTTATAGACTTATAAATTAGCGTTTCGTCTGTGGGTAAATTGATATCAGACGTTTTGCAGTTTAGCAAGAAAAACTCCCAAATTTCATCATAAGAAGTCATTATTGAACCTCCTAGTCAAAAAGCAAGGAAGGATCTTCGACACCCATCCATTCAGCTAATGCTTTAAGTTTCCCAGCAGGAATATCATCACTGAATTCAGAGGCAACATCAATAACAAACTGTTTTTCCGAGTCAACTGTTATCTTTTCAAGTTTACTTTTCATTTGTGCAATGTTACCTGTTTTGATCATTTTTGTGATTTCTTCTTTTGTGTGGGTGTTATTTGAATATGTCTCTGCATCAACAATAGATTCTTTAAGTTCTTTTGTTGAGTCATCTTCATCGACAATAACCAATTCACCTTTATCAAAGCAGACGCTGTTCATTGTCAACCATTCAACGACCTCTTTTGGCACTTCTTTAATGTCAGCCTTACCGTTTTTGCTTCCTGCCCAGGTGTATTGTTTATGTGTGCCATCTCCAGTGTCTCCAACAAAATAAGAAGTGTTTCTATATCGAGCCAATTTAACTGTTTCAGCCATTTCTTCCTCCTAATAAATCCTTATTGTTATATTTAAATCCTTAAATAGATACTGCTGCTTGCTCCTCGATAATTCCAATTGCCTCACCAAACAGAAGGTTGACGGAAGCTGATTGAGCAATTTTCATTTTGACTCTTTCGTCTTCGATATCCTGTTCTGTATATTGGCGAAGTCCACCATACTCAACAATTGAAAATGGTTTTTGTGATACACCACCAGCAAACATATAGCCTTTATTTACTGGAAGTTCAACTTTTGAATTAGTTTCATCAGTAAATGGATTTGTAAGGTTTACTGCTGTGGTTCTTCCAATTGTTGCAGGGTTTAAGGCAGTCAAAAGTTCATTTTTAATGCCATCAGTTAGAAGGTTTTTATATGTAGAATCTGTAGATTGTTGGAATGCAAAGTAATCAATGAGTAGGGAATCGGCGATGAATACCGGTCTACCTCCATAACGTTGAAGAACAGAGGCAACTTCACTGTATTTTTTTAGTGTTAGGTTTGAACCAACAGAAACGTTTTTTGGTGGGATTTTTCCTTTAGCAATGGCAGCCGCAGTTAATTGATGAATATTATCCAAATACAAACGAACTTTTGCATTGGCAATATCATTAACTAATTTGTTGAAGTACTCAACAGAATCAGTTACAAGATCAAGTGGCTCGTAGTAAAAACCAGTAGATAGGGTTTGAGGAACAGCAGGTACATTCTCCCGACCTTCAACTCGAACCAGATCTACGCCTGATCCACTAGCAGACCAAATCACTTTTGCTTTGTTTTTCTTAGGGATTCTGATTAGTTTTAGATTCCCAGGCTTCTCTTGTTCGAGATTTGCAAATAGCGAAAGAAGATTCGTTACCATCGGTTTTGCAATTTCATCAGCCTGTTGGACTACAAGTGTATTAAACTGATGCAACATAGAAGGGTCAGGAGTAACAGTTCCATCACCAAATACTTTTTTAATATAAGTTTCGATATCTGATTTATCTGTGGTTTCCATCTTATTGTTAACCACACGGCTGAATAAGCCTTTAATTTTTACAGTGTCAAGTTTCATATAACGTACTCCTTTTCAATAAGTGTTTATTCAAATTTATGTATTAATCGCCAATGTCTACGGCTTTAGTTTGAGTTTCTGCACTTGTTCTTGGGACTAATCCTGTTTCTGATCCTGTGATTACTTCGAGACGTACGAGCTTTTGTCCCATTGTGTATTGGAGATCATCCTCGCTGTTTACAACAAGGAATTTAGCAGAAGAGTCTGCAAAGTCAGCATGTGGTGAAGCAGCGTCACTTAAAATGTATTTTTCAGTTTTAATATCAAAGTGCGCCACTTGTCCTCGTTTAACTTCTTTGACGCCTTCATTCAGAGAAAAAGCAGAAACATCAAAACGTGTGTATCCTGGTTCCAAAATAACGATACGAGCATGTTCACCTTTAGCATTATAGAAATCAGTCAAAGACTCGCCCAAATAACGAACTTCTGGGGCTGCAATTAAATAAGCTCTGTGCTTTTTGTCGGAAAGTTTTTTTGCAATGCGGTTTCCTTCTTCATCAAAACCGAGTTCCACAAGCATAAAGTTGTCGATATCTGATCCAGACACCTTAGCACCGTGAGCAAGAGTTTTGATTTTTAATGAATTCAAGTTACCAGTAGTGTGGGTGCCTACTTCTGTGAGGGCAGTTTGTAGTCTAGTAGCCATTTATAAATCCTCCATTTTAAGTTTTTTAAGATGAATAACGCGATTCAAACGAATCATCATCTTTTAGTAATTTTTCACGTTTGCTGGACATCTCTCTAATAAAAATTCCATCTTGATCAGTTGCATGATCAACAAGTTCGACCAACATTGAATTCAATTGAAGAACTGCTTTATCGGCTTCTTCGTTGTCTTTAGCAGATGCCAGAATAAGATTTTGAACTTCTTCAGTTTCATATTTCTCTTCAGCATTAAGAGCTTCAAATTTAGATTTATAGAATTCTTTCTTTTCTTGGATTCTTTTTTCGAACTCTGCTTTTTCATGTTTTTCTTTGAACGGTTTTAGCTCTTCTACAGCAGAATTTAACTGAACGAGTTTTTCGCTTGCTGCATTAAACTGCTCTTCAAGCTTAGCTTTACTCTCCTTGATTTCATTAAATTGCTCGGAGAGCTCTGAAATTTTTTTGTTTTTCTCATTCAGTTGACTTTGGATATCTTCGGGGACAACTTCTTCCCAATTTCTTTTTAAGAAGACTTCAGTTTTAGAGTCCAAATCAATTGTCAAAGTATCCCCATTTTTGGTGTAGTTAACTTTGTAATATTTGTCGTAAGAATTATCTTCAGACCAGCTATAAATGTTTACAATAAAATATGAATCATACACATCAGCAATGTATGATTCCTCATTTGATTCGAGAGTTGGATCAAGCTGATTATAGATAAGTGCTCTTATGTCTGAATGTGATAACTCAAAGACTTTTTTAAATTTATCCACTTTTTCACCTTCCTTTTGTTTTTCTTGGATAGCGGCTTGCGCTATTAATTTCTCGAATTTTTGCATCTCATTAAAGCTCACTAAACGAGATGAATCATAAGCAGGGAGGACAACATCGTGTTCACCTCGCTTTTCAGAATTCAAGATCGCATGACCTTCTAAATAAATGGGTGTTTCAATATACTCTATCCCATCTTTAACAGAGTAATTTGAGTATAGAATTTCGCAGCTTGTGTTTATATTGATGCCCCGCGAATACCATTCCAATAAAAGCTCGCAGGCATCGCTGAAACGTGAACTCCATAAAACTGCATCGGCGGCCAAAACTTCTTTTTTTCCTTCTGGAGTATCGATCTGCATAATGTATCCTTCAGAAGTAAACACGCCAATTGGAGTAGTATCTGTCTTAACTTCAAGTTCACCATGTTTATCAGTACCTAAAAATGCTTCATGAGATCCAAGAGCATCGGTAGCCGTGTTGACTTCTTCAACCTCATGGTATTTTGCAACAATAGGCTTATTGATAATAGTAGGGGAGGCGTCCAAAGCAACTTCCTTAGAAATGACTGTATTGTTATGAGATGCCTCAAAGTCAAAAATGATAAAAGTGCAGGGGAGCTTTGTGGGATCATCTGTTTTCTTTATCTCATTTAGCTGCAATTGAAAAACTTTTTTCTTTTGCTCTTTGGACAAACGTTTATTCACCTCCTTTCAAAACATTGCAAATTAGTCTGGTAAGCTGTTTCCATTTGATGTTGCAGATTTAATAGTGTTTTCATTAGTACTTTCATCTACAACAGGGTGTCCAGCTTCATTGCCTGTATATGTATAGGATGTTTGATAAGGCTTTATCTTATCTTGAAGATTTAATTCATCTGTTTCATATAAAGTTTGTTCCAAATAACTTTCCCATGACACGCCTGCAATATTGTCGATAACATGTTTAATTGACCATCCTTTATCATTAAGCTTAATGAGAATGTCCATCTTTTCTTTAAGTGTTAAAGGCTTATCTTTGTCATAGTTCATGTAATAATTATCTTTTTGACCTGCAGGAAGGATAAGGTTAAAGAGTTTTTGATATACTTCCTGTTCAACTTCCTCCATTAAGACGCCAATTCTTTTGTAAAAGGTATCTAAGTTTAATGAGGACGTTGCATAGTTGCCGCCATCACCATTTAGCAAAGATCCTGATAAACCATAAGCAGATTGTATGTCACTGTTGATGTGGTCAAATTTTGTTCCGTCTAATCCATCGGCTTTTACATCCGGGAACTCCAAATTTGCAAAGTCGGGGATGGAAACGACTGTAACTCCATCTTTATTGTTTTTTTCTAAAGCAGTCTTCACTCCAGAATGAATTTTTTGCTTTACTGGTCTTGGAAGCTTAAGATTTGTGTACTCGCCTTTACCTTTATCAGCCCCGATGGTTAAAACAGCAACTGCATTAATGATTTTATTGGCGATAGCTCTTTCAACGTCTTTAAGTTTCTTCTTATGTAGAACATCATATAAACCTGGTGTTACCCAAGATGTACCTAACCCTTGATTCCTTTTTAAAGTTCCGGTTCGAAGTGGGAATGTCCGTTCTTGAGGGAGTTCCTTATATCTGTATTTCTCTCGATCTTTTAGGAAGTTTTCATAATCTGAATTCTTAATGAAAGGGGAAAAGCTGTGTAGTAGCTCTTTTCTATAGTCCTCTTTGATGTTGCTGAAATACTCCATATCGATTAAACAAACCCAATCACCATTTCTTCTGAAAGCTGGAAAAGCATATTTAACGCTGTCAAACACAAAAGGGTAGGGGGATTTTTCATCTCCTAGCCAAATTCCAACGAGTGTTCCTGCTGCTGCAGTTTGTTTTAGCAAGTCGCGAGTTAATCTTTTATGTTTTACTCTATGGAGGGATTTATTTAAAAGGGAGATGTGCTTATCAGAGGACTTGCTTTTCACAAAGGAATCAATTTTATAATTCAAAGTTGGGAGAGCTTCGATTAACTCAAAAAGTTGGTGGATCTCAGCGGTTGAAATATAGAAATATTGAGCAAGATTTTCTATCTCTTCCTGAAACTTATCAGGGTTAGAAAAGTATTCTTTTAACTGCTTAGCATCTACTTCACTTATAATACCTTGAGAAAATAGGTTAGAAACGAAGCCAGATGCAAAAGTAGACACATAGGTACTGTAATCGTTTAGCAGCTTTTGGTACTCCTCTGATTCAATATCGATTTTATTAATACCAGCCATAATTCACCTCATTTCTTTTAAAAGTAGACAAGATCATCATCAATGTCATATTCTGTTTGTTTGTTGAGTTTTCGTTCTAAAAGGGTAGCAACATAATTCCCATACGCCACGGAACTATATCTGTCTTTTCGTTTACTCTTAGGTTCTTTTAGCTTGATTTGTCCGTTATCGCTGTATTCAGCTTCAAGGTTTATCATTTCATTGATCAACAAGGTGATTTGAACATAAGATGAAACAAATTTGGCCTTGGTTTCTTCTGGTAAGGCTTCGTATCCCTTGAATCGCTTCAAATACTCTCGACCTTCATTTTCATTTATAGGGATTTTAATTTTTCCTCGTTTAAATCCGTCTTTAAGAAGAACTGCAATCTCACTATTTAACTGAGCGTTACCTTTAATGCTGTAAATGAGTTTTTCGGCATTTTGATACGTGCAACGTTCAGCCATTTTTTCGTCATTGATACAAGAGAGTGGTTCATATTCTTTAGCTCTTTCTTTATCATATAGAGGCTGACAAAGAGCATCATATACACCTAGACCAATGCTTTGAGTATCTAGCACAATATAGTCACATGCATAATCTTCAAATAATTGTCTTATCCTTGTTGCTTGTGAACCTGTGTGTCCACCAACTATGCTCTCCATATAAACAATGTGTCTATCATAACCATTTGAATTTGGAATTAATCTAAAAATAGTGTAAACACTGGCGTCATTATCTTTACCAGCCATGCCAGCAATGTCGTTGCTAATTAACCTTAGTTCACCAGGTTTTTTATTTTCAAATTTAAAATTTGAATCTTTAATGAGGTCATAATAATCAGGTGGAAATAGGGGAGAGGCGAGCTTTCGATTTTTTTCGAGATCTTCAAATTTAAAATAAGCTTTTTCTGATTCTCCAAACCACAATGCTTCCATTTCCATTGACCAGCCAATTGGGTCAAAGTCCTCTTCAGACATTTCGTCTTTTACTTGATCTTTATCAAGCAATCCTTCTTTAATGGCAATTTGATAAGGAAGACCACATACAAAATATTTTGATCCTTTCATCATTGCATTAAAATAGGTGACAAATCTATTATATGACCAGTGAACCTTATACCAGCAGGATGATAAGTAAATTTCTTTGTTTCGTTCTTTTAGATGAGCATATTCTTCTTTTTCAAGATATTTTGGAGACCTTGGAGCGGTAAGAAACTTTCTCAATACTTTGCTGATGATCTCAAAATCGACCATTCTGAACTCGTCCACAATCAAAAGGTTTGCACGTTTTGAGCGAGCTCCGTCGTTTGATGCAACAATTTTAATCCAACTACCATTATGGAATTCGACCCTTGCGTCATTAGTTGAAGTTTTTAAGTCCTCAATTTCTCGTCTTAAATTCGGAGACTCTTTTCGCAAATCATCAATCTTTTCAATAACTTCTCTTGCTTGTCCTTTAGTTCCTGAAGCAATGACTATCTTTGTGCCAGGAAATAGTATGGCTTGAACACAGCAGTACACCGAGGTTAACCAAGTTTTACCCTGTCCACGACTAGCTAAATACATAAAATAATGGTTATGTACCATCATGTAAATCAAAATACATTGAAATAGTTTAAGGGTTATCCCTAAGTATTCTTTTACAAAACGATGGGGATTTGCTCGATAAAAAGAAGCCCAAGCACCAATACCATCCATTAGTCTTTCTGATTTAGATTTCTTGTTGAAGTTCCTGCCTTTATTGAAGAGGTTAATACCTCTGCTGTGTTTTTTACGATCTGTTGTGAAGTTACTGTATGAGGCCATTTTCTGTTACCTCGTCTTCTTCATCATCTACAGGCTCTTCAACAGTGTGCTTTTGCATTTCGCTCCAATATTCATCTGAATACTCATTTTTGATACCAAGCATCCTCGATAAGTGACCTAAGAAAAATACTTTTATGTACTTACCGATCTTATCAGGATCTTTCCAGCGAGGCTCAGGTTCTGGAATTGGCCTTTCGTTTTCATATTTCTTTATTAATGTTCCGAAGGTCTCTTGCTCAACGCCACTAGCTCCTGATTCTTGAACCGGCTTCAAATTACTTGAACCCAATAAGTCTTGGAGTGTTTTTTGTTGCTGATCGACTTTCTCTCCATTTTCACGGCGCTTACGAATATCCAACATTGTAAGACAGATTTGATTTATAAGCAGTTCCATTCCTTTAGAATCGCACTCATACCGATTTGTAAAATCAATGTACTCATTTTGAAGCCACAAATAGTCCTCAACCGATAAACCGCGTCCCCAAAATTGAATAAACTCCTCAATATCTTCTGGAGTTACATCTTCATTACTTTTAGCGAGCAGCATTTTTGTAGTATGTTCTTGATCATCTTCAAAATCATATTCACTGTCTGACCAGTTTTTAGCGATGAAATCTTTCATGCCAATATTTTTCATGTATACACCAAAAACATTAGCATCGCCATTCTTGGATTTTGTTTTAGCTTCCTCAATTGAAGCTGTCCAAATATCATAAATAAAAGGACGATCAATCATGCGTAAAATATTTTGCACATGCTTTAAGTTTTCAGGATCTTTTTTGTATTCAGTTTGAAGGCATGTCTTACAAACTGTCAGCTTTCCAGTAGCAGCATTAAATAATGATTCAGATTTGTAAAATTGATTTATATTTTGAACTTTCCCACAGCAAGAACACATAATTTTTTGTGTAGCCATTAATTCACCTCCAATACTTAAGTTAAACACGTTTTATAAAACGCCCAGCAATAGGAAGGAGGGGCAACCTTAATCATCACTGGGCGTTCTAAAAATGTGCTTGCAATATGTAAAGTAACCTTTACGTAAAGGGGGTTTTACGTTATGATTAATAAACAAGGGGGAATGCCTTTGAAAAATCGAGTAATAGAATATAGAAAAAAATATGGTTTTTCACAAGATAAACTTGCAGATTTGCTGAACGTAAGTAGGCAAACGATTATTTCCATTGAAAAAGGTAAATACAATCCTTCATTACCTTTGGCGTTACAAATTGCAAAAACATTTAATACCATTGTTGAGGAAATTTTTTTGTTGGAAGATGATTAACAATTATTTATATAGGGGGATGATTATGACTTCTCAAAGAAACTTCTATTTTCTTGGGGTTTTATTCTTGATCCTTTTAGGTGTAATAGCTTTTTTTAGAGTAGCAACAAACTCTTTATCATTTATAGAAATACTAATGTATGGAACCGCAGCATTTATATGCTTTGCAAGAGGATATATTTATCATCAATTCAAACAGAAAGACGAAAGAGCAAATTTTATTAAGCAAAAAGGGACGAAATACTCATTCATTGCTCTACTTATATATTTGGTTTTGATATTGTATGGTACTTATTTTAATGTTATAACGTTAACAATCTTTGAAATCATAAGTACTGTAATAGCACTCACACTCATCACACTATTTACATCTATGATCATATTATCAAAAAAACATTAATCATTAAGAGGGGAATCATACCCTCTTAATGATCTTTAAATTCAAATAAAATTAAAGATTTATTCAGATACACTTAATGTTTTTAAACAAACCTTCTTTTGTTTTATCTGCATCCAATGTTCCATTTACTTTTAAATTAAGGGCTACAGGTCAGTTCCCAGCCAACTTTTCAATTAAAAACCTTCTTAGTTTCATTAAAATCCTCCTAAAGTTTTTCTCATGTAAAACGAATTATGTATATAGCTTCAATATCTTCATCATTATATACGATTAATTTTGAGAAAGGCTTTATCATTCTAATGCTTAAAAGGAATAGCATTGTCGTAGTAAAACTTTTTTACAAGGGGTTGAATCCTCTCTAACTCATTTAACGTAAAACCGTGTTTTTCACACTCTTTACAAATCAATGTTACTAAATTATTAAAAGCTGATTCTCTTTCATTGCTCATGTTTACAACTCCTTTTAATCTAATTTAATATGTAATCATACTGAATAGTCCGACCTTTACCAGACTCATAAATTGAGAGGTTAGCTCCAGCTTTCGCACCTGTCATTAGACCGTCGCTATACTCATCAGAGCCCATCACAGAAGGGAGTTGAATAACTTGAATATTATGCGTGGCTGCTTCGCCAACTGTAAGCATGTTTCCATGATGGAAGTGGGACACATATAAATAGTCGTAGAATTTTCGCTTCAGCTGTGAAATGTCACGAATAGCGTTCTTTTTATTTTTTAATTGGTGACCATGACAAGCTGCAATTTCAAACTCCAGTAATTTGAAGTCTACGATAGCTTCATCTTGAAGCGGAACTTCAATTCGCTCATTGTCTTTAAGCATGTCATGAATATATGTGGCAATGATACGCTCAACATCCTCTTTAGGCATTTCCAAACGACTTGAATTATGTAATCTTAACTCTGTATGGTTAGCAGAAGGGATATGTATGTACTTGATCTTTACGTATTTAGAAAGTTCTTTAAGCCACTCAACCTTATAACGTGAGTATTTAATAACTTGATCAATGAAACCGTACTGTAAAGCCGTCAGTTGAGATACCCGTAATGCCATTCCTTCAACACTGTCAGCACCATTTAGTACGACCAATTCATCTAAGCTTTCTTTTTTTATGTATTCAATAGTCTCAGAGAGAATTTGGTTCATACGTTCAAGATAAATTTGCTCGTTGTATTCATTGTTACAACTTTTAAATTGTTTACCAAAATGTTCATCACCAAAGCCAAGAACAGCAGCTCTTTTTCCCACGTTCTTTTCCAACACTTGAAAAGAGGGAGGGGGAAGAGTGCCAATTTCTTTAATTGCTTGAGATACATTTTCATAAAGCAGTTCAGTTCTGCTTTTTATTCGTGTTTCCTTATGAAATTCATGTTTAACGGCCTGAAGTTTCTTTCGTTCTTCCATAACTTCAAGCTTTTTCATTTCTAATTCTATCAAGGCAGCGTTGGAATCTACTGATTTTTCTTTTTGGTATTCAACGCCTTCAATGAAGTTTTTGAACCATTTCCTATAAACGGATTCTCCTTTATTTTCACCAGTTTCTTTGTTAATAAGCTCCTTAATTTCTTCCCAGTTTAAATCGTAAGCATCTTTATTGGAGCAAATTCTAATTTTCCATTCTTTTAAATTCTCATCAGGGCGACGTTTCGTTTGAATAGGATCGATCACTCAATCACCATCCTACTCATCTTCTTTAACAGGAAGTTCATTTTCTTCCTTGATTGTGATTGACACGTTTTTCCCATTAAACTCATATAATCGTTCCCTTAAATCATATGTGTACTCATCTTCTTTTGTTTGTTCAGTTATCTCCATTAAATCCATATCCAAAAAACCTTTTAAATTCACTTGGTTAACTTTTTTACTTGATCTACCTTTTGCCATACCAAAATTCCTCCTTGTTATCCTTTTAATTGATATATAAACTTAAATAAATTCCTTCGGAAGTCCGATGATCCGACAGCATCGGCCAATCCGAAAAGAGGGGATGGAGGGGAATAATAAGAAATGAATAAATCGGATAGGTGTTGAGGGAAAACACCCGAAGGAATTTACAAAAAATAAAAGCCCCTCTCACCTACATAAGTAGCTCACGTAGGAACGCAAGCCTTCGGATCGACAGGGAATGTGGCTGATTACGGGTTAGCCAAAACCTTTAAATCGGCAAAAATTTAAGTAAGCCGAAATAACAAAAGACGCCTTTATAAGACGTCTTCAGGAACTCCTTCTACACGTGGCAGATGAGCTAAAAGTGAAGCAGCAGAGAACAGAGTTAAAGTTATTTTATCGAAATATGACCACACTAAATATCTAACGTCCGTCAAATCGTAAATCACGTAAATCGTAAGCTGTTAAACGTTATCCGTTTCCCATCCTACAAATAAATGTTGTAATTTTATCGGTATTACAGTTCAGATACGCTCTAAACCAAGGCGGCTCTCTACTTCTCTGATGCTCCGTGCTGATGATTTTACATCAGCTATCAAGGTGAAATCAGTTTCACCCTCATAGCTAAGGCAAAAGCCCAGCATTTATAGATACTTGTCAGCGGCCTCAAACTCAATTTCATAGTTATGATTTGCTTTTTCAATTGCATTTGATAAGCGATTCGCCATTCTTTCAAGTTTTAATCCTTTAGATTGCATTTTCTCAGGATCAAACATTGCTTTACGATAGCTAATAACATCAGAGTAAGATGATAGTCGTTCAGTTTCTTTAGAACGGCCGTAGCTTTTAAGTCTATTAGCTTCACCTCTAAGTTGCTGAGCTAACTCAAGAGCCTCAGTAATAGACAATTCTTTTTCATCCCATACAACTTTAGCATTAAGGTTAGCTTCGGACATTAATACTACCAGATCTCGATAATCTTTTCTAGCCTCTTCCAGATCAGATGTAATTTGATCTACACTTTTTGTAGGTTTGATGTATTCTTCGCCTTTATCATACTCAACATATGCAACACTGTCACGTTCTTGTAAGAGTTCCTGAATACGTTTAGAAATAGTATTTCTTAAAGGAAGAGCCTCGAATAGTGCGATTTTTGACATTTTCTATCGACTCCTTTTTAGGAATATAGACTGATTTTAATATAATTTTGATATATTGCCAACTATTACACATTATCTCTGATAGATTATTTTTAGAAGGGGACAAGACGCATCCAATCCCCTTAAGTGCAAGCCGAAGCTGTACACCGCAATTAATTGGTGAGCTTAATTGTCCCCCATGATAAGACTGCGATGGGTTCGCCCGTCTTTATGCGCTTAGGTCTTATCGACAATATCCAGCCCGATAATAGCCACTTGCCTGTCTCCTAGAGATACAGACGATCGATCTAACCTCGATCCCTCGCAAATGACTATTATCCGACCCACTTCAAATGGAAGTGGAGGGAAAAGGAGTAATTATTCTAAGGGATTAACCCAATACTCCTCATATACTCTTCCTCTGAGGCGAAGAAAAGCTCGATCTGTTCTTTGGTAATCGTAATATTGTGCTTCTTTGCATTTTTTAATATTACTTTTTCTAAATCATCATAGTTAAACTCAATCAACAGAATAATTCTCCTTTTAATTATTGTTTGATAGCATCTTTAAGAGCTTTAGCAGCTTTAAATGCTGGTGCTTTTGTTGCTGGGATTTCAATTTCTTCCCCTGATTGAGGGTTGCGCCCCTTGCGTGCAGCACGCTCTCGCACTTCGAAACTGCCAAAACCGTGCACTTTAACTTTTTCACCATCTTTTAGAGCAGATGTGATTACATCAAATGTTGAGTCAACAACCAATTCCACATCTTTCTTTGTTAGTCCTGTAGCCTCTGCAACTGCACCAATTAGTTCTTTTTTATTCATTCTTATTTCCTCCTAAATGTAAGTTTAATTTTATGTATCCTTCCATATAATAAAAATTTATGTATGGTTCAAAAACGCTTATATATCAAGGGTTTTAGCGTTTTTCTAAAGCGTTACATTTCGATATTTTCTTACTCTTGCCCTTGTTTTTTCTTTTGCTATAACGGATGCACAAAAAGGGCAGTATTTAGATTTGTTACTTTTAAATCTAAATGGGGTTTGACAATTGACACATGGTTTAACTTTCTTTTGACCAGTGTGCAGATCATAATAAAGGCCGATACTGTCAAACGATCTTATTTTGATAGCCGTTTCTCCGCCAGGTTCAATACCATAGATAAAACTTAATTTAATGAATCCTTTATTTCGAATCTCAACAATGTCTTTCGTGGCCAACTCTCCAATGTTTTGATGCAGCTTGTTGGCAGTTAGCGAAGTATGAGAAGCATCTATAAGTTCTTTGTATCTTTTGTTGTTTCCGCCAAAATAGTGTTCTGTTGTATGCTCCCCGTATTTGATGTGATGAACTGTCGAATATAATTTTGCTAAGACGAGAAGGGTAAAGCAGAGCTTTTTTTGTTGATGGTTGATATCTAAAGAATCAATAAATCGAAGTTCATTATCGGTTATATCAATTTCATCTATATTGATTAAAATATTTTCTTTTTTTCTTGCATGATTGAGTACTGTATTAATTTTTTTGTAATATAGCACCCGGCTAAAATTCTCTATGTTTTTTTCACAGAAATCATAAAGGAGTTCTTCTCGTTTTTTAGGTTTATATCCTAATTCTTTATAATACTTGGCCAATAGCTTCAATTCATAATTCAGGTTTTTTGAAATAAATCCATTTTCAATAATTGCTTCTGCATATTCTTTCTCTTTAAACTTAAATTTGTCTATCATAGACACACCTTTCTTAATGAATAGTGTTTATTAAGGTAATTAATATCTCTGTCTTGATCCAAAACAGGGAGGTAGAAGCTGTCTTGTTTTCTTTTTACGTTTTCAAATATGTATTGGCCGTATAAATGCCATAGAATCTCTTTATTGGAGCTCTTCTCATCAACATAGAATAAGCGAATAAGGTAATTAACTGCTTCATAAACATTGGAACAGATATCGCTTATCTTTTGCTTAAATAATTCTAGGGAGTTTGAGAAATTGTTACAGAGCTCTGCATCATAGAGATTCTTATCAGATTCATTACTTGTTCCAAATGAAAAGGATTGATTAATGCTCTTCTTATGTTTTTGGTATGCTTTCATTATTTTTTTGTAACGCGATTCATCAAAGTCAATAGTGTCGTCCATGTAAAGCTTGTAAATCTCATAGTCAACATCCTTGTTTACAATGCTTCTTATACCGAAATCAACAGATTCAATGTATTTACATAGCCTATTCATTACACAGTCGCTCTCAATCACAGGGTTAAACCTTTCAAATAGCTTAAGGAATTCATGTTGCTCCTTTGTCTTTCGTTTTACTTTCCTTAGCTCCTCAAGGCTAATTCCAAACTTCTGCTTGCAAGTGATATCGTAGGTTTTGACATGTTTTTTATACTTATTCTTTGTGCCTTTATACAAATAAATAAAGAAGTAGGGATGCTTATCCAATAGGATTTTATTGTGAAATTCCTTTTCCAGTTTTGTTTTCTCCGGATCATCTTTTTTGATCTTTTGATAATTGATCCAACGCGAAGGAATTCCTTTAACTTCTCTCCCAATTTTTGCTTTGTCGATTTGAGCACTTTGCAATTTCGTACACATCTTTACACGGTTCAATGTAGTCAAATATTCATCAGTATCAACGTCTAATTGCGAAAGAAGGGCATATCCACTCGTGCTTTTATTTGTTATCGAGCCAATGATTGACCCAAACGAAAACAGGTCTGCATTAAACAAATCTTCCTCTGTTAAAACCTTTTTAGTCGAAGTGGGAGGGGTGTATGCAACTGGCAGCTCATCTTTATAAACCCCTCTTAATACTGTTTCATTGGACGTGGTTGCAATAATGTCATAGTCAAAATCACTACCAGCCCAGTTCATTGTTTCAGATCCATGCACATTCACAATGATGCCTGTGTAATTGTATCTGTACCAATAATCCAAATCCTCATTTCGCTTAAGATTCAAAATCAAATGTTCGCTGCGATAGGTGAGGGGAGCGCGCATACTGTCAACATATTTGACCCCTTTTTGATTCCAATAGTTTGAGTAGTATTCACGCTTACCTAAAAGCCCCGTTACCTCTAACCCACAAACGTGCTGCATCATTGCATAGGGATCGCTGACAAGCGTCTGAAAATTTCCGTCTAAGATAATATCCCCTAGGCAGCCACGTTGGATTTTCTTTTTCATAAGGTCATATATTTTCTTTTTTATGTATTTGTCATTGATTAAACTGGGGTTCACGATTAAGGACTTAACCCAATGATTTTCAGATTTCTCTAAGTAATTCATGATTTTTTCGTCTGTAACGTCAGTTCCAAGCAAGAACAGAATGGTGTAATATATGTTCCCTGAATTAACACCAGTAATCCAATTTACAAACTTCTCACAGATCTTTTCAATGTCCTCGTTGTTAAGGTTCAGTGTCTGCAAAAATTGATAATTCATTTTCAAAATGTCTTTATCTTTTTTAGGACTATGCAGTGATACTCCCCATTTTAAATTGTTCTTTTCGCAATTATGTTCATAAACTTCAATAGAAGGGAAGCTGTCCCAAAGTTTAAATTGGCTTTCGGTAAGGATTACATCGATGTCTCTTAAGTCAACAATTTTCGGTTTCCCATTTGCGTCCTTATATGAAGTTCTTATTCTGTAATTGCCGTTATTGACTTTTTCACAAAACTCATGAATGGGGAAGGTGTTAAGCATTCCTTTGATGAAGTTCTGTCTGATACACCATTGTGCAGGTACATAATCTAAGCCTAATTCATTTGCCCATTTTTTCGCCATCTCATAGCTAATCAAGCCTTGGCCATCAAAACGGTTAAATGATTCAACAATATCTTTAACTTCGATAATGTCATCATCTTCACAATCTGTTTCTGTCACAAAGTTTACTTTTACTTTAGTGTCGCTATAATAATCAGGAACTAAACAAAACCGGGGAGCGCTAACTACTTGAGTGGCGCTGCCAGCCAATCCCTTATAAGCATTAAACTTAGAAGGGACTAGGGCTTTATTTAAATCTCTTCCGTTATCCAGGATTTCATTAAGTCTTTTGGATGTCTCTTCTTCGATAAATACGACAGTGGACACTCTTGCTTGACCTGCAGAAGAAGAGAAGCGGACAAACCGTTTGTTATTTAAGATCAATCCATTTTTATGTAAGTCTCTATAATAGCTGTTGTGATCCATTTTGATCGTTATGTATTCTGGTACGAAAAGCATCTCATTGATTTCTGATTGAATTTCTTTTAATCTTTTAGAGATTTCTTGAGAATGCTTTTGTTTTTGTAAATGCTCTTTCTCTTTGTTAAGAGTCTCAAGGTAAGCATAATCGATGATTTCGTTCTTAATGTCTCTTATTGATCTTAAAATTTGATTATCAAATAAGGCAATTACCTCGTTGTATTCCTGTGCTTCTTGAAAAGAAAGAGTAATGTTGTATCCAAATTCTTTTAGGCGCGAAGAATTAAATTTATATGTATAAAATTGTTGATTGTCCAATAGGCACCCCTCATTTTACACTATGTATTTTTAATTAGTTTTAAATAACTCAATTTCAGTTATGTATGATGCAATCTGATCAAGCAAATAGTGAAGATCCTCATTACTCATATCGGATGGAGAAGAAATAAATGACATATCTTCAATCCAAGGATTCCTCTTGATGATCAATTTAACGTGTTTCAGTTTCTCTTCTGAAGAAAGACAAATATCATCTCTAAATTCATCTTCGACCAATCCTTTTAATTTGTTTAATAACCTTTTTGAAACAACAGTGTTTTCACTGGTAACAGGTTCTTTTCTAATAAACATATATTCTTCTTCACTTAATCTCTTAATCTTGTTTCTGCTATTACCAACAAAGGCTGATTCACCAATGTTCAGAGCACGGTTTAATACTTCTCGTTTAATGTATGTATGACCGTTTTCTTTGATTTGAATGTCTTTTGTTAATGTATATCCTTCTGTATTATGTAGTAACAT